TTCTCTGCCAGCATCACGGTAAAGGTTGAAGGTGGACAGTTTCCCATCTGCGACGTGACCAGCGGAGCGACGACGGACAGTTTCACCATCCCGCCGCAAAGCGCGATGGTGTTTTCCTTGCAGCACGCCGTGTCGCCATACGTGATTGCGATTCCTGCGGCCCTTACGTCGCAAGAGCCGACTGGCGGCACGGTCACTTCGGTTGGGATTTCTGCACCAGCAGATATGCAGGTGACAAATACTCCGATCACGAGCGCCGGAACCATCACTCTTGAACGGAAGCCGCAGGCTGCTAACGTGTTCTTGGCCGGTCCTGGGAACGGATCAGATGCAGAGCCGACATATCGAAAGCTTGTTCAGGCCGATTTGCCGCCTCCTGCGCCCGTCGCCGCCAATGCCGTATATGCCGGCCCGACAGGGGGTGGGAATGCAGCTCCGACGTATCGGAAGCTGGTCGCAGCGGACCTGCCGACGCCCAGCCTCAAGGGGTACACAGTCGCCACACTTCCCGCCGGGGCAGAGGGCGATATGGCGTATGTGACGGACGGGATCGACACTGCTGCCTGGGGCGTCAAGGCGACAGGCGGCGGAACGAAAAAGCTGCCTGTGTTCTACAACGGCGTCGATTGGATATTCATGTGAGGAAATGCAGATGGCTGATTTGAGCACGCAAAAACGAAAGAGCCTGACAAAATCCCAGTTCGGCTTGCCGTCCAAAGTGGATAAAGGCAAAGAGAAGGAAAACCAAGCTGGACGCGGCGCGTATCCGATGCCGGATCGTCGGCACGCCGCGAATGCAAAGGCGCGAGCGACACAGGAATACAACAAGGGCAAGCTTTCGAAATCGCAAGAAGAGCAAATCAAGGCGAAAGCAAACAAAGTGCTTTCCCGTGATGATCTCTCGCGCGGAACCAGCAAAGAGGCTCGCGAAAAGAACATCAAGACGGAAATTGCTCATGGCAAGCCTCCTAAGCAAGCCGTGGCAATCGGGTACGCCAAACAGCGGGAAAACATCGCAAAGAAGGCGCATTCGAAAGACGCTGGCGAAATCAGGCGACTCGTCAGCGGATTGTGTGACGCAATCAGTCGTCTCAAATAATCGCTTCCAAATGGAGGAAACCAATGAAAGCGGTTACACACATTCACGAACGTGAGCCCAGAGCCAATAAGATCGATAGGATGTTCAGGGAATTGATTGATCATCCTTTCTTCAATTGGCGATGGTCTGTCGTCGATGTTGCTCTGATTGTCGCCCTGGTCTACACTTTCCACTGAAGCAGCGGTCTCCTTGGTGGTTGGGGCGAGGTAGGGCGGTGGATTTCGATCTGCCGCCCTTCCTAAACGGCTTAGTTGCAACTATCTACGGAAGATAGTTGTGCCGCGAATTCTGTAAATATCCTGCGATATCAACGACTTATCCCAGGATAGTTGGATAGTTGAATAGTTGGTTGTTGCCGCAAGGTTATAGGCGGGCGTGCGCGAGGGCGCGTATACGTACTTCCTATTTCTCAACAACTATTATAACTATCCAACTATCTTGAAATTATGCGCGGCAAATCAAGGACTTAGGCGTGTCTGAGATAGTTGGCCACAAACAACTATCGAATAATCGCCCAACTATCTTGTGAACAAACGCGCGGCATGCCGAATAAACACGCTTTCTGTGATATAAACACGCCGCTATAATAGCGCGCAACATTACAAACAGTCACTTCAATGCCGTCCAATCGACACATCGACAAAAATGGCTACCTTCTCGTGAAGGGATGTCCCATTTCGTCATACGGCATTTTCGACTACAGCGCAGGACAACTCGGGCTGGAAGGCGATCCAAATCGGATCGTCAAAGTTTTTCGTCCCGAATCGGCGATTTCCAGCAAGGAAGCAATTGAGTCCTTCAAGAACGTTCCGCTGATCAACGATCATGAGATGCTGTCTGGTAGCGGCCTCAGCGAAGACGGCGAGGAAATGACGACGCCGGAAGAGTACGGCATCGACGGCGTTCTGACTTCCAACGTCTACTATGACTCGCCGTGGCTGCGCGGCGATCTGAAAATCTTTTCGCGCGAAATGCAAGAGGCGATTGAATCCGGCAAAAAGGATTTGTCGCTGGGCTATTCGTGCGATTTTGTAGTGCAGCCGGGCGTGTACAACGGGCAATCCTATGAGGTTGTCCAAGACAACATGCGCGGCAATCACATCGCCCTGGTGGATGTTGGACGAGTCCCCGGCGCGAAGGTTCTGGATGGTCTGATTTTCGACCATCTGAGTTTTGATGTTCGACCATCCAAAAAGGGAAGTGACATGAAGCGCAAAAGCGTAAGCAAGAAGGCGATGGACAACGCCGTCGAGCAGCTGAAAGCCCTTCTGCCGGCACTGCAGGAATTCCTGAACGAAGAGGCGACCGAGCCTGCTCATCAGGAAGGCGCCGAAGAAGAACTGGAAAGCGAAGAACTCGGCGGCGAGATGGGCAACGAAACGGGCGAGGAAGAGGACGCCCGCGACGAAGAAGGTGGCGCGGAACTGGCCAGTATCGTCGGTGAAGTCGAAGCCCTCCTGAGCAAGCTGAAGGCAGCCATGGGCGGCCATCGCGAGGAAGAAGGCGTGCACGATGAAGACGAGCGCCATGAAGGCGAAGACGGCGACATCGAAAGCCAAATCCGCAACGACGGCGAAAGCTCTGTCCACATGGACGAAAGCGAGCACCACGGCGAAGACGAGCACCATGAGGGCGAAGACGAAGACGAAGACGAGCGTCGCAAGGCCGAGGGTCGTGACAGCGAAGAACCGGTGGGCGAGAACGGTGGCCGTGCGAGCAAGGGGCCGAGTGCCGGTAAGCACTCGCAAGCGGGTGATGCTGCGATTCGGGCTGTCTATGCTGATATTGCTGCTAAGACTCGCCTCTACAACCGGCTGTCTAACGTTGTTGGAGCCTTCGATCACGCGGCTATGGACGCGGCTGGTGTCGCTCGCTACGGGGTGAAGAAGCTCGGCCTGAAGGTGAACAAGGGCTCCGAGTTCGCGGCCCTGGATGCGTACCTGCTGGGCGTGGAACGCGCCAAGCGCGACAGCAAAGCTCGTGTCCGTTCGGCTCGCACTGGCGATTCGGCGACTCCGAGCACCGAAGCCCTGGACAACTACCTCAGCGGCAAGTAATCGCCACTGGAAACCGGAGAACGAAACATGTTCCAAAAGACTGTCAATCGACAATATACCACGGGCTTTCCGGGCGACATCGTGCGTGATGGTCCGCAGCGCGCGAAGCCGGGCCGAATCGATTCGGACCTGACCAAGCCGCTGGCCCGCAACACGATCAGCCGCGCGTTCGGCTGGAAGAGCGACGAGCCGCCGCTGGGCACCAACAACCCGGCCGGCTACAACTACACGTCGCTGGACGCCGTCGTCGCCGTTGGCGGCCCGGTGTTCTACGGCGTTCTGGGCCATCCGAAGCACTACGCGCTGCAAGGCACCGCTCAGGGCGGCCCGCTGGCTGCAACGATCGATCTGCCGAACGGCTTCGAAGGCGAGTTCTTCGACATGGCCACCGGCATCGTTGTCGAAGTGTACAACGAGACGACTGCCGCCAAGAACATCACCTATGGTGACAAACTGGCGTATGTGCCGAACAACATCGATCCGGCCAAGAACCCGAACAACCTGCCCTATGGCGCAATCGTCACCTACAACGGCGCTCTGCCGGATGGGTTCATTCCCATTCCGAACGGCTTCGTTGCGCAGACGATCCAAGGTCTGGCGGCGTCGGGTCCGAACAACCAAGTTTCCACCTACGCCATCGTCCAGCTGACCCAGTAACGATGTGGGCGTGATCCGGCAACCGTCGGATCACTTCAACAACGGATCAAAGAGGAATCAATCATGCGACAACAAGTGAGCCGTACCCACTCGTACCTGAGCGGCCGCAAGATGCAACGCGGCGCGTTCGATATGACGGGCGGCAAATCCAATTACCAGCTGACCGATGCTGCGGTTCGCTCGCTGGCAAAGATCGGCCTCGTGTTCGACCACGCGACCGTTCTGGAGCAGATCAACGCTCTGAGCAAAGCTGGAGCATTCCGCCAGGGCGCAATGGACGCCGCGTTCACGGCTCCGATCACGACGCCGAGCATTCCGACGCCGCTGCAATTCCTGCAAACGTGGCTTCCGGGCTTCGTGAAGGTGATGACCGCCGCTCGAAAGATCGACGATATCATCGGCATCAAGACCGTCGGCAGCTGGGAAGACCAGGAAATCGTTCAAGGTATGGTGGAACCGGCTGCAACGGCAGCTGAATACGGTGACTTCACAAACATTCCGCTGGCAAGCTGGAACACCAATTTCGAGCGTCGCACCATCGTGCGCGGCGAAATGGGCATCGCCGTTGGCCTCCTGGAAGAAGGCCGCGCTGCCGCAATGCGCCTGAACTCGGCCGAAACGAAGCGCCAAGCCGCTGCCGTGTCGCTGGAAATCATGCGCAACGCAATCGGCTTCTTCGGTTGGAACGTCGCCGGCAACCGCACTTTCGGTTTCCTGAACGACCCCAACCTGCCGGCCGCAATCTCGACCTCCACCGCTGGCGGCTGGTCCGGTGCGACCTTCCAGGGCATCACCGGCGATATCCGTCTGATGTTCCAGACGCTGCGCACCCAATCGCAAGATCAAGTCGATCCCGAGAAGGTGGATACCACGCTGGTGCTGCCGACCAACGTCGTGGATTACCTGTCCGTCGTGACGGACTTCGGCATCTCGGTGCGCGACTGGCTGACGCAAACGTACAAACGCTGCCGTGTGATGTCGGCTCCGGAACTCATGGGCCAACCGGCAGGCGGCACGCCGCCCCTTTCGCTGGCCTATCTGTTTGCCGATGAAATCGATGCCGCAATCGACGGCTCCAGCGATGGCGGCGAAACGTTCGCACAGCTGGTGCAGACCAAGTTCATGACGCTGGGCGTGGAGAAGCGCGCCAAGTCCTACGTGGAAGACTACGCCAACGCAACGGCCGGTGTCCTCTGCAAGCGTCCGTGGGCAGTCGTCCGTATGGCCGGCATCTAATCGGGCTTCGGCCTGAACACAAGTAAGGCCGCCATCGCGCGGCCTTACTTTCACCCGACCGATGAGGCTGTAGGGGCTGAAATCGGCGTAACTACAAGGACTACGCATCATGAAATATATCCTCAGCACCATGACCAATTCGATTTCATACAACTGGTATGAGACGATTGGCGACCTTCCGCGCAAGAAGCACGGCGTTCTGATCCACGGCGGCGCGGGCCTTCCGTCGATTCGATCTGGCTTCGGGGACCAGACACAGGACAAAGAAGGAATGCCGATTTGGACGGCCAAGGGCATCGTCACAAGCATCACCGAAGAGCAATATGACAGGCTCAAAGACCACTGGCTTTTCAAGCAACATCTCGAAGGCGGCTGGGTCAAAGTCCTCAACAGCGACATCTCCGGCAATCACAAGGCTGTGAAAGAAATCGTCCGAGACATGAATCAGCGCGACGACTTTGCGCAGCTGACGCCTGAGACGTTCAAGACCAAAGTGAAGGTCAAGACGCCTCTGGAACTCGAACAAGAAACCCAGTTCCGCATTTAACCAAAAGGCCGTCGCCATGGAATTCGATCCGGCAAAATTCCGGGAGATGTTCCCGGAATTCAAAGACACCCAGAAATATCCAGATGCAATGCTGGAGATGTACTGGGATTTGGCGACGGCCTTCATTGGTACGCAAGGATGTCCTTGCGGATCGATCAGCGGCAAACAGAGGACCGCAATTCTGAACCTCATGACGGCGCATCTTTTGGCGCTGTCTTCTCAGGCCGACGGTGACACGTCCGGCCAAGCCGGTGGCGCTTCGATCCCGGCCGCAGGCGGATATGAAACATCGTCGCACATTGGTGAAATCAGCGTCGCGCGTATGACGCCGCCAGCCGCTGATGGATGGCAATTCTGGCTCGCTCAAACGCCATATGGCCAACAAATTTGGGCGCTTGTATCGTTGCTGGCCGTTGGCGGATTGGCCATCGGCGGCTTGCCCGAGCGTACAGGCTTCCGTAAAATTGGGGGCGTATTCCTGTGAGTACTCCCGGCTCCAACCTGTTTAAACAGGCAATCCGACTAATCAAGCCAACGAATATCACTTATTACAAGTGGCTTGGACGAACGCTTAATCCAGTTAAGCAATGGATTTCGGCATATGCCGATCCGATTGTGATTAAAGCTTCCGTCCAGGCAGTTTCTCGAAACGTCTACCAACAACTTGGTCTGGACCTTCAAAAGCAGTATATCAAAATCTTTGCTCCTGTCGATTTCTTCGATCTTTCAAGGGATACGTCAGGAGACAAATTTGTTTGGAATGGACATTTGTATCAACTGAATAGCCAAACTGATTGGTTTATTCAAGATGGCTGGGCAAGTTGCTTGGCCGTTGATGTTGGCGTATTCAAAGGCGATCCAAGTGACTGACAATGAACTGAAAATCCTGGTGGCCGGTCTGCTTGAAGAAGCAGTCGCGGCATCAGGGTGGACATATCCGGTCATCCAGAAAAACCAGCCGCATCAAGAAGGCATGCCGGAAGGTCCATCAGTCTTTTTTGAAAAACTTTTCAGCACTCAGTACGGATTTGCAAAATCAGATTATTCGTACGTTCCTGCCGAAGATGTTTTCAAAGAAAAGGAAAGTCAATGGTTTCAAACGACTTTCCAAATCAGTTCTTTCATTCAGGAAGATCCAAAAGACATAACGCTTCCGACTGCCGCAGACATCACCGAGAGACTTCGAATGCTGATTGGCAGTCGCGCAACCGTTCGGAAATTGAAGATCGCGAATGTTGGCATGTATCGGGTCACGGAAGTTCGAAACCCGTACTTTGAAGATGATAAGCTTCGATTTGAGGCTTATCCGAGTTTTGATATTGTTCTGACTCACATCAGATCGATTGAAAATGACATCGGAGTTGTTCGAAGTGCTGAAATTGAAGTTTATCCTGTTCCGTGAAAGCCAAGTCTGAACTTATCGAGAGGCATTTGAAGGCTCTCAAAGGAATCGAACACAAGACCGTTGAAGCGGGATGGTTCGAATCAGACCGGTATCCAGCAGCGAAAGGCAAGAGTGTCGGCATACCAGTCGCGGCGGTCGCGCGAATCCAAGAGTTTGGAGCGACTATCGAGCGAGACGGACACAAGATAGTTATCCCGGCTCGTCCGTTTATGCGAAAGGCTTGGAGCGACTTTAACCAACGTCGGGTTGAAGTGCAAGTTAAATTGGCGAAGAAGGTTGTTGCAGGCGAAATAACACAAGAACAAGCTTTGGCGCAAATTGGAGATTTTTTGGTGGCTACTATTGTACGTAGCATCAGAAATGGCGGATGGGAGAAGAATGCACCATCCACGGTGAAAAAGAAGGGCTTTGATAAACCGCTGATTGATTCGGCCCACATGTGGAAAACCGTCAACAGCAAAATCGTTTGAGGTAAGCAATGATCAATCAACGGCGTTATATCCGTATCGTTTCCGGTGTGGGAGCTGGCGTGGCGGTTGCCGAACGCCAACTCATCATGCGGGCGATGACTCAAAACAGCGTTCTGCCGCCTGGCATCGTCGCTGAATTCGGCACTTCCGATGCAGTCGGTGCATACTTTGGCACGAACTCGGAAGAGTACCGGCGCGCTCTCGCATACTTCACCTTTGTCAGCAAGTCGATCCAATCGCCGACGCTGATCAGTTTCGCGCGCTGGGTCAATGCCGCCATTGCTCCGATGATCGTCGGCGATTCCTTGCCGAAGGACATTTCGACTTTCGCCCAATTCAACGCTGGCAAGCTCAGCTTGATGGTCGGCAATTCGCCGGTCTCCATCGACGCCATCAACACCAGCGGATCGACCGATCTCACGCAGGTTGCTGCGGCAGTGCAAGCGAAGATTCGCACCAGCACCGAAGCTCAGCTTACCAACGCGACGGTGACGTACAACAGCAACACGAATCAATTTGTGCTCACCGGCAGCGTCACGGGCAGCGGCTCCATCAAGTGCATTGCAACGAACGATCCCCAGGACATGTCCGTGGCGCTGGGTTGGTCCACCGGCAACGCGGTCGCCGTCTCCGGCCAAGCCGCTGATACCCCGGATCAGGCCGTTGCAAAGTCGTCGGACATCAGCAACAACTTCGGCTCGTTCATCTTCTGCACGCCGTCCGTCGCTCTGACGAACGATGAAATCGTCGCCATTGCCGCATGGAACGACGCGCAGAACAACATGTACATGTACTCCCTGGCCGCGCTGCCTGCGGATGCCACTACGCTGTCGCCGTTGCTTCTGCCGTACAGCGGTTGCGCACTCAACATCATGGCCGGCACCGCGAACGAGTTCATTGAGCAATCGCCCTGCGAAATTCTCGCGGCGACCAACTACAACACGGTGAATGCAACCCAGAACTACATGTTCTACCAGTTCCCGGCGCGTCCTGCAACGGTCTCCACCGATGCGATGGCCGACCAGATGGACGCCCTGCGCGCGAACTATATCGGCGTGACGCAATCGGCCGGCCAACTGTTCTCCTTCTATCAGCGCGGCTTGCTGATGGGCGGCTCTCAGGCTGCGCTGGACATGAACACGTACGCCAACGAGATGTGGCTGAAGTCGGCAATCTCGGCACAAGTTCTGGCGCTGTTCTTGAATTCGCCTGAAGTGCCGGCCAACGAAATCGGCCAAGCCATGCTCCTGGCAATCATCCAATCGATCATCACCAAGGCCCGCAACAACGGCGTCATCAGCGCCGGGAAGACGCTGACCGAACTCCAGAAGCAGTACATCACGCGCGTCAGCGGCGATGCGATGGCTTGGCGGCAAGTCCAAAACATCGGCTACTGGATCGACCTCACGTTCACCGATTATGTGAACAACAACACCAAGTTGAAGGAGTACAAAGCGGTCTACCAGCTGATCTACTCCAAGGATGACGTTATCCGTTACGTGGAAGGCAGCGACGTTCTGATCTAAACGTGACCAGCGCCCTTTCAGTAGTTCTGATAGGGCGCTGCCTCGTATAATCCCGAGCAACAGGAGTTAGACATGCAAAACATTTCCGGCTACGGCTTGAGCGCGAGCCTGGTGGCCTCCAACAGCTTCCCGACCGGCTTCTCCATCACCGAATTCGCTGACGACGCCGACCCGCTGGACAGCCCGGACCTGGACCTGGCAGACACCGCCTTTGGTCTCAACGGCAACATGGTCATCTGGTCGCGGCCGCAAGGTCTGGAAATCACCATCGCGGTGATTCCGAACAGCGACGCGGACGTGAACCTGAAAGCGCTTGTGGAAGCGAACCGCGTCGGTTTCAAGAAGCGCGGCGCTCGTGACGTGGTTGACATGACGATCAACTATCCGACGGGTGAAATCGCAAACCTGAACTCCGGCGCCGTCGTCACCGGTCCGTTCATCAATCGAGTTGCAAGCTCGGGTCGGTTCAAAACGAATGCATACCGCTTCCGTTTTGAAAACATCTCGCGCACCAACCCGAACGCGCAACAGGCGTAAGTGATGTATCAGGTTCCGCTGGCCGCGATCCCGAACCAAGCCGTCTCCTTCAACGTTGACGGCGCCTTCTGGCAAGTTCGAATCTTCCAGGCGATCACGCATATGTGCGCTGATATCCGACGAAATGGCCAGGACATAATCCGGGGCATTCGCTGCGTAAGCGGCGAACCTCTGATGCCGTACAGTTATATGTACGCTCCGGATTTCGGGAACTTCGTTTTTGATGGCGAACCTGACTGGACCAACTTTGACCAAGCAGTTTCGCTGATGTATTTGAACAAGACCGAATTCGCGGCATATTCAGCGATGTTGAAGCGAGGAAGTGTGTAATGGCCACAGCGACCATCCAGACTGACTCCAACAATGATCTGTTCTTGCCCGACGGACGGAACCTGGCAATCATCACCGGCGCTGCGGCGTGCGCCCAGAACGTGCTGCATAAGACTTTGATGCGCACAACTGAAGACATCTACAACGTGCTAAATGGTGTCGATTACCTCGGAACCATCTTCACGGCACATAGAGATGTGGACGCCGCGCGGAAGTCGCTGACGGATGCGATACTGAGCGTGCCTGACGTTTTGAGCGTTGAGTCACTCAGCATTGATATCCGTGGCGATGGTTTCTTTTTCACGGCCCAAATCCTAACGATCTACGGCCAATTGACTGTGAGCAACCAATCATGACCATCCAATTCAGCAACGGCGTTCTCCGCATCGATCACGCGACCGGCGACAACACCTTCACGCCCAACCAAGACGTCAAGGCCGACTCGGCAAAGCAAGCCTCCGAAGACGCAAGCTCGGCCAACGGCGAGTCGGAGCAAGCGCCTGCCACCAAGAAGGCCGAGCAAGCCAAGCCGTCCGACGCCAAGACGACGACGGCCAAGTAAGGCGACTTACCAGGAAATAGGACATGCAAAACATCAGCGGATTTGGAGCCAAGGTTACGGTTCTGGCCCTCCAGACCTTCCCTATGGGATTCACCTTGTCCGAATTCGCTGATGATGTTGACCCTATCATTTTCGAAGAAGTCCAACCCGTCGGGTATGAAATGATGTACGATGGCGGATTGTACTCCTTCGAAAGTGCGGCTCCTGTATTGGCGCACGTATCCGTGATTCCAGGAAGCGAAGATGACATGAATCTTCGCATTCTGCTTTCCAATAAAAAGAGCGGTCCATCGATTTTGCCGATTGAAGATGTGACATCGATGTCCATTCAGTATCCAAACAATGGGATGGTGATGTTGACGAATGGAACGATTGTCAAAGGGCCACTCGCAGACAGCATCATCCAAACGGGCCGAAAGAAGGCCAACACGTACACATTTGCCTTCGGATCGTTCGCCGGCCTCCAAAGCGGTCTTCAAGTCGCGGCGACGATTGGTCAGAATCTCCTGGGGCTATTGTAATGCCCGTTTCCTTTGTATCCAGCCTTCTGAGCCCGACGCCTCTGAAGGTGATGAATGTCACGCGCGGCTTTCAGGTGATGCGCCAAGTAAAGGTGCTGCGCACCAAGGCGTATCTGTCGGCCGCTGCCATGCGACATATGCTGGAAGACGGCAATTCGATCATAGACACCAGAATCATACTTCCCTGCAGTCTTGAGATTGAATTCATCTGCCCGGATTTAAATGTCGCAGGGCAAGTCATGGGCGTCTTTGAAGATCGCTCTTCGCTATATCAGATCACTAGCAAAGGGCTGATTTTCGATAACATGATGCTCATGCACGATGGCATCAGTCAGACGCCTGAGAATCTTTCGTCTATTCCAACAAGGATCATGTTCCAACAAATCCTCCTGGAAGGAACGCAGCAAAAGATCACGGCACAACCAGGGGATGCATCGATTGTAGATCGCGGCATCGCGGCGCTGAATAATGCCGCGCAGACCGCACAGGATTTGTTCAGCCGCGCCAGAGAACAGGTCGGAAAGGTCTTGGGGGTATAAGCATGCCCGCCTCTTTGGTCACATCTCTTCTAAGCAAGCCGTCCATCAAAATTATCGATGAACGGACCAATACCATTCGTTGGCAAAACATAAAGGTGCGCTCGGTTGAAATTGCAGCGGAATCAGAGAACACTTACATGCCCTTGTCCGCGATTCAGATCAACGCGCAAGGCGAATATAAAAAGCTTCTTGAAGCAGACCTGCAAACAGGCAAGATAATTCGGCCTCATCGAATTAAAGTCGCATTTTGGTCGCCCGATATATCGACAACGAATTCTGTGATTCAGTCCTTTCTTGATCAGGAAGCGACGTTGCAAGTCACTTCCAAATCGATGATATCCGATTCGATGGTGATCATTTCCCTTGAGATTGAGCAGACGCCCGAGAATATCACGGCATCATTGCTCACCATGGAATTGGAGCAAGCAATTGGCTCTGCGAAGCCGGACAACTTCGTCGCCGCGCAACCTGCTGACCAACCGACTCGCGGCGTTCGTCTCCAATCTCCGGTGAGCATCACAAAACAAGTCGGTGACCTGTATAATAAGGTGGCCAAAACCATCGGAATCTTACCATGAATGAAATCGATCACATCCTGACAATCGAATTGGAGAATGGTGAATCGCGAGCAATCGCCATCGGGAAATTCCCTGCCATGGACGGCTGGGACATCCAGCACCGCTATCTCGAATTTGTATCGACCTCGGACAAAGACCTGCGACGCGCTTACACGCTGGAAGTTCTCAGCCATGCGGCAATCATCGTCAACGATACCCGCATTCCAATCAACACCGTCGCCGTGGTCGAGAACCATCTTCGCTCGTGGGAAGCGATCAACATCGTGTTCCGGACTATCCTGGAGCGCAACGGCATCAACCCGGACACGCACGCTGATCGCCCTGGCTACTGGGAGCAAGTTGGCGGCGACATGGCCGTCGCATTCATCACCAATGTGGTCAAGTTGATGGGGCCGGCGATGGAGCAAACGATCAAAGATCAAGAATCTCAAGGGTAATAATCCATGGCCGACTCTTTGGACAAATTCGTTCTCCAGTACACGGTTGAGCTAAAGGACTCAATCAAGCGTCTGGAGCAGCTGCAAGACAAAGTCCGAAAGACCGCGTCAGAGCAGGATAAGGTCATCGACAAGTTCAAGGAGTTGACCAACAGAGTCATGCCCGAAATTGGCGCGAAGCTGGGCGGCATTGAGCGCATGGGCGTTCTCTTGTCCAAGATTCCTCCAGCCGCCTATGGCGCAGTCGCGGCGCTTCTGGCCGTGGCGGGCGCCATTAAACTCATCACCTACAACATGCGCGAGTACGATGCACAGAGAGCGACGGCGCAGCGCGCTGGGATGAGTCCGATTCAAGTCGAAGATTTCCAACGGCAATTCGCAAGAGGCTCTGGCGGCCGAGTGGGTCCCGAAGCCGCGCGAAACGCCATCGAGACAATCGCGGACAAATTGCGGGCCGCTCAGACCGATCCGAACATGAACAATCGTGCGTCCATCGCCTTGCGCATGGCCGGTGTTTCGGTTCGTGGTCCGCAAGGCGAGTTGACAAGCACAACCGAAGCCATCAAGCAGATGATGGACAAGATGGCGGTTTCGTCCGAGCAAGTTGCAGTTGCAATGGGCACCGTCAACGGGCTTACCATCGATCAAGCTAAGGCGCTTCGCGAATATGCCATCGAACAAGGCCGCTCGTCAACTCTCACGAATGGTGAATTCCAAGCGCGTCAAAAAGCAAACGCATCAATGGAAGCCTTCCGCCGTTCTATGGGCGCGGCGGATGAGCAACTTCGAGAAGCGCGTCAGACCCTGGCCGATTCCTTGACTCCGGCTTTGGAGGCGTTCGGACAAGTTGCAGAAACTGTTACAAAGGGCCTGAAAGAAGGTGCCAAGGGCGCCGTTGAGGGATGGAATATATTCAAGGACTTCCACGTTAATCTTTGGAAGAATTTGAAGAATGCGCTTTTGAATCCGGGTGAAGAAGGGATCGCAGGCGCGCTGGGTTCTGCAGTCTCGAAGACCTTCGAGGACACAATTGGCCAATCGGATGAAAGGCAGCAAAAGGCCACAGAGAAAGTGGTCAAAGAGGCGAATAAGGGCGCAGAGTTGGAGCGACAGAACATCATTCAATATGAGCGCGCCGCCAATTTGTTCTCGAATGCCGTGATGTCCTTCGCCAACGCCATCGACGAGCGCGAGGCGTGGGCCGCTTGGGCCGGACTGGCCGGGGCAGCCTCGGGCCTTCGGAACGACCAAGGCCCATCGGGGAACATCGCTCCACCCCATCCTCGCTTCGGAGAAACGCCGGTGGCCGGCGCTGGCCTGTCTCGTGGCGCGGCCGCATCTCCTGGCGATATCGTTGCGGGCATCAAGCTTGCTCCGAACGGCATCAACAACAATTATGACTCTTTGATTGCAGAGGCATCAAAAAAATACGGCGTCCCGTTCGATCTCATCAAAAAGGTCATTTCTGGCGAAAGCAAATTCGATCCTAATATCACCAGTCCAAAGGGCGCGATGGGGTTGATGCAGTTGATGCCGGAAATTCAAAAGGCGTACGGGATTGCGAACGCTTATGATCCTGCATCCAACATCATGGGCGGTACGCGCCTTCTCGCCGAAAACCTCAAGGCGACTGGCGGTAATGTTGAGATGGCTCTCAAGATGTACCATGGCGGCCCGAATCAGGCGAAATGGGGACGATACACGAATGCTTACCCTTCGTACATTCTTGGGCAGAACATCGGACAAGCCGCAAGCGCTGAAGTCGCTCCTGCTCGACCGTTCTACAAGGGCGCACGATTCGAGGCGCCTTCCCCGTCAACGATGGCGCGCGACGACGTGATCAGGAACATCGAAGCCGCCACTGGAGTGCCTTTCGCTCAGATCAAGCAGGGCGGCCTGTCCAAGGGCGATATGTCCAAGGTCATGGGCGAGATGTACAACGGTCAAATCAACCACATCAACTCCATTAAGACGCGGTTGGAAGGCATTGGCCTTCCTGCGACGGAAGTGGCCAAGTTGAAACGGGAATTGCAAGACGCCCAGAAGAACTTGGAGACGATGAAGAAGGTTGGCGGCGAAGTCGTCGGCCTGGGCGCTGAAGGAGGCAGAAACATCACGTTTGGCGCGAATTCCGTGATCATCAGCGTCAACGGCTCCGATAACCCATTCGCCACGGCTCGCGCGGTCAAAGAAGAATTCTACAAGAAGACCGAAAACACCGCATTGGTCAACCAACAATCGAATTCGATCAAACGATAATGCCTCTGAAAAAGAGAATCCTTCGATTCACAATTGACATCCCTGTGGGAACGGACGGCACGATGACTCGTGTCGTCCTGGATGAATCATTGATGCTCAGAGCCCGAATAAACAAGGCGGCTTTGGCCATCCAGAACATGGCCACCATCGATATCGGCGGGATGTCTACTTCTCTGCGAGAACTTCTGCTGTCCAACTTCACGGCGTGGGACAAGAGAAAGATTGATCGCGGCGGCGATGTTCAATATTGGGCGAATATTCAAATTGAAGCCGGATATTCGTCCAATGGCGTTGAGACCAAATCTGTGGTGTACCAAGGCCAGATCGTGACGGTGGATATATCTTCTCCGCCACCAAACTTGGTGATGACGATTCAATGCTTCACGCGGCAGTCTGACAAGACCAAGAACATCTCAGGAGCGCCGCCTGAGAATGCCACATTCAAAGAATTGGTCGCGTGGGCCGCGAAACAAATGCAGTTTGACGATAGATTCGTTTGTGACACAAGCCACAATGATGAGATCATACCGAACGCCATGCGCGGCGTTGCGGTTGTATCCGCGCTTTTGATCGAAATCCAGGGTTATTACTCTGCGGATGTCTCAGCATTCATTGATGATGATTTCCTATACGTGAAAGACCGAGATAAACTGGTGAATCCCGATGCAAAAATGACGCTGTCGGAATTCATCGGAACTCCGGTTTGGCAAGATTGGGGCGTCACTTTCAAGACAATGTTTGATCCGAACATGCGTCTGACCAATGCCGCGCGTTTGCAGTCCAAGATGAATCCGCTGGTCAACAACATCGATTATTTGATCTACGCGATACAATACGATCTCAGCAGCCGGGATACCGCGTTCTACATGCAGTGCCTTGGATCGCCGCCCGCAGGAACCATCAGCAGAGAGATTCAATGAGACAGATTCTTGTGTTCGATGCATTCGGAAAGAAGTATCGAACGAAACAGTTCTCCGCAACCAAGGCGATGGAATATCTGAACAGAGCCACAGATATGAGTCCCTTGGAAATTCTTTGCGACACTGAACTCCTGGACGGAGACAATTGGCTGAAGCTCAATGATCGAGACGTCATAAACAAGAAAGTTGGCGATATCACCGGAATGATGATGCCCAAGCTTGCTTTGAATGGCGTCTGCGCATTGGTTTCGGATCACTCATTCGGATTCCTGAAGAATTGGAAAAGCGCCAAAGTTCCTGCTCGATTTGTCAGCGGAGTTGACGCTGTTCGCAGCGAAGCTTTGGACCCGATGCTTTCCCATCTCATTCAAGAGGGCGCGGCGACCCTTAAAGAATTGGAAGAGTATTACTCGCTTGAGGATGCCTTCAAGATGTTCGATGTTCTTGTCGTTCAAGGCATCAATAAAGCACTCGCTTATGAAGCAGCCGAAAAGGAAGCCAAAACCAAGAAGCGATGAGATTTACATGGCCATGAGTACATCCTATAATATGGCGACAAAAAGGATGCTCAATGGCCGAAAGTCAGCAAAATCCGATTTTAGCGCAAAAGCCGTCAGACACCACGAGTGATACTGCGGCGTTCAGGTACATCCTTGAGCGATTCGCAATCGATTTTGAAGTCATGATCCCGGCCGTGGTCGTCTCCTTCGACCGAACGAGAAATGTCGCCAGGGTCAAGCCGCAGATCATGTTTGTTGGTCAGCGCGATCAGCTAATTCCAAGAAATGAACTGATTGACATCTGCGTATTGTCGTTGGGCGGCGGCGGCTACCACATCTCCTTTCCGCTCAAGCCAGGGTCTAATGGTTGGATTTATGCATCCGACAGAGATATTTCTCTGTGGAAGCAAACTCTAACTGAGCAATACCCGCCGACTGATCGATTCCACAAATTCGCGGACGGCCTGTTTGTTCCAGATGTGTTTAGTAAGTACGTGATGAACGCCGAAGATTCGGACGCCATGGTCATTCAATCGACAGACGGCGCGACTCGAATTTCCATTCGGTCAGACAACATAAAAATCACAGCACCTTCGAAAGTGCTTGTGGACGTTCCTTTGGCAGAGTTCTCAAAGGATGTGAAAATCGACGGCAACCTTACTGTTGAGCAATCGACGACTCTGCAAGGGCCTACGGCTGCGAACGGCGGATTTGGCGCGGCCTCTGGGAAGCCTTGCGATCTTCCGACGGAAACGACGGTGGCCGGCAAACGAGTTGACCACCACGTCCACGGCGGCGTTCAGCCCGGCAACGCCAACACGAATCAATTCTGATCATGCCATATCAATATTTGATGGATACCGGCGTAATCGTCGCCGATACGCAAGACATCCTGACCGAGGTCCAAAACGAATGGAAAGATGCATTCGGAAACAATCTCGATCTGGATGCTTCAACGCCCCAAGGCACGATCATCGCGGCGGAAGTCATCGCCCGTTCCGCTGTGATGCGGAACAACGCAGAGCTGGCAAATCAGATCAATCCGAACGAAGCCTATGGCGTTTTCCTGGACGCGCTGGCCGCGCTTCTCGGTGTTGATCGCGGCAAGAACCAATCCACCGTCGGCCGGAACCTTCGTGTCACAGGCAACCTCAACACGGTTGTTCCTGACGGATCGCGCGTCCAAACGGGCGCTGGCGATGTATTTGTGACGGTCGGAGACATCACCATTCCTGCGGCCGGAACCATCGATACGGCAGTCGTCGCTTCTCAACAGTATGGCAGCGTTGATCTTCCTGTTGGATCGATGACGATCCTTGATGGTATTATCGGATGGGGCTCCATTCAAGTGCTGCCGACGACGACTGTCACGCCCGGAACAACCGCAGTAAACGATCCGAAGTTGAAGAACCTTCGGAACCAGAGATTGGCTGCTCAAGGACTCGGCTCGTCCGCTGCAATCCGCGCGGCGGTCTTGGACGTAGCCAACGTTACGTCGTGCCAAGTCGTCGAAAACAACACAGGCACGGCCGGCGTCGTGAATGGCGTGACCTTCACAAAGCCGAATGCCATGTGGGTTTGCGTCGCCGGAACTCCCAACCTTCAGGATGTGGCCAATGCGCTGTATGCCGCGCACCAAGGCGGATGCCCATGGGACTACGGATCGAATTCTGGCGTGGCAGTCAGCCCTCCCAATGGCATCACCGTTGTGGACCAAAGCACGCAGCAGCAATATTACGTCCAGTTCACAACCCCGGTTCTGTATGACGTATATGTGCACTTCATTGTGTCGCAGACCCAATCGGTGGCCGATCCCGAGCCGGCCATTCGCAACGCCGTCATGGATTATGCAACCGGCCAGCTGGCTGGCGAAGACGGTCTGACCGTTGGCACCTCGGTGTCGTCTTGGGAGATTGCAGGCGCTGTAAGCCGAGAGCTTCCTGGGATGTACGTGAAGGAGTGCCGCGTGGCGGTCGTTCCCCACGGCGCGTCGCCGCCGAGCTATCCGGCCGACTATGTGTATGAGTATCCGCTGAAGCCCTTCGAACAAGGCATCGCAGATCGCGGCCGAATCATCGTGGTGGTCCAATGAGCATGCCCATTTGGAATGGAGACATTCAGCAAGCGCTGAAGTGGCTCCAGTCGAACGCTCCCAGAATTCAATCTATCATTCAGGCAAAGGCCAAATGGTACGATCTGAATAACAAAGCATTCTGGGATGCATGGCAAACGAACGTCTTCAACTTGAAGACGGCCAACACTTTCGGCCTGATGGTGTGGTGTGTGATTCTTGGGGTTCCTTCTCAGCTGTTCGGCCTTCAAGGAACTTCCAATGCATGGGCATACGGAAAGAACCGTCAAAACTTCAAATGGGACCCGAGCCTGAGCCCTGGGTTGCAGAATCCAAATACCATTGGCGGTAACTTCTATGGTGGTGGCCGAACGACCTTGACGAGTCTTACGGAAGTCAGATATGCCCTACTTCTGCGATATGCCGCGCTGGTGAGCAATGGTCGAATCGAATTCGTCAACCGGATGTTGAAGAACATTTTTTCTCCAGACGCTGCATATGACTACACGGCGAAAAAGTTTGCCGTGGTTCGTGATGTAACTCACGTGTCTGGCGCTCAAGGGCCGTTCCAAATTGAATATCTCTTCGGCTCGGGCTTGAATCTTTCGGCGCAATTCACGAACCTTCTGCAAGAAACTGAATACGGAATCCTGCCGCAATTTGCAGGAAGTAAAATCACAGTCACTTTGGTGCCATAATGTCCGCTGATCTGATCAAAATTCCGTTTGCCGACCAAGGCGACAAAACTGCCACTCCGGATACCGATCCGAACGGATTCGTCAACAATACCGAAGGCTATACGAAGTATTATGAAATCAGCCTTTCGAGTGGCGACCCGCAGGCCAAGGCGGTGGAGCGCGGCGTTCAGAACTATCTGTTCAACTTGCTGACTTCGAACGTCCAAGTTTGGCAGCAGTTCGGTTTTTCGCCATGGTTCTCCAACATGCCTAACGGCTACGCCCAAAACGCATTCGTGATGCGTCAAGGCGCAGACGGCGTGTGGCGCCCCTACCGGTCCTTGGTCCAAAACAACGTTTCGGACCCGACTGGCAACCCTGACAAGTGGTCCTATGTGCAGCAGGTCAGTGACATCATTCCGTATGTCCCGATGCCTTCTGGCGCCGGCACGCCGTCAGCGGAAGTCATCGGCGCTCCTGTCGATCTCAACACGCTCACGGCGAATGCGACTTACGAAATCCAGAATGACGCCGTCGCCGCAGGCTGCGCCAACTTGGGCACTGTCGTCAGCGGCATGCTCGAAGTCAAGACCTGGAAGGATGGCTCCAACACGAACGTCATCCAGCGATACTCGGCGAGAACCGGTCGAATCATGGTTCGCGGCGCGACCAATGGTGCATGGTCCAACTGGATTGTCGCGGCGAATTTGGCAGGCGATACGTTCAGCGGCAACATCAGCATCAGCACTGCAGCAGCCAACGGCGCATTCAACAAATACCTGACGAACGGGTCGATGCGTTGGCAAGTCGGCCGTGGATCGGATGCAGAGACTGGGGCCAATGCAGGGTCCAGCTATGCCATCAGCCGGTACGCAGACAATGGAAGTTATATTGATGATGTTGTCGTTGTCGGTCGGGCTGATGGTGTATTCAATTTCAAATATCAGCCAAAGTGGGCCGGTAAGACTCCGTGGGATAGCGGCAATTTTGATCCCAGTAAATATCTCCCTCTTACTGGCGGAACGCTGACTGGCAATCTGGGGATTTCACCGCTGAATGGGGCTGCGACTTTGGTCGTCAACGGGATTTTGAATCAACCTAAGTACGTTCTGTTCTCAACGAACAACAATGCTAGGTGGGTTATTGCATCCTCTGCGGACGGCGAGAGCGGCAGCAACAACGGAAGCAACTTCAGAATTGAGCGATACGCAGACGATGGATCGATCATCAATGTTCCGATGATCATAAACAGACGACTCGGGACGATATCTTTTGACGGCATCTTGAGCGTCACAAACGGAGCGCTTGGAAACAACAGCCAAGTGAACGTCAGCTCCGGAGCAGGCACGCTCAGAGGAATGTTCGCATTGACCAACAATATCCAACGTTGGTTCATGGGCGGTGCTGGTGATGGTGAAACCGGTGGCAATGCAGGCAGCAGCTTTGTTCTGGCAAGATACTCGGACAATGGCACCTATCTGAATAACGCGCTCCTGATTTCTCGCGCTACAGGGATCGCCACTTTCGAGCAGAGGCCGCAAGTCAGCGGAGTTGGCGCCGTTGCAATCAATGGCGCGACCGCAGCACGAGGCGGCGTCGTGGAATTCGGCGCAATCAACATCTCGGCAGGCGGCGACCAAACGTATGATATCCCGACTCCGTACTTCATGTGCGGCATGCGCAACCAGGGAAACACCACCATCGTTTGGCTTCGCGGCGCAGTGGTGATTCAATCATAAGAGGTTCAAATGGTAACTCATGACGAATTGACTTATTGTATTCAGAAGAAGTATCCGAATCTGAAGCAGGGCGTTGACTTCCTTGTTGGCGCTGAGATCGACCCAGAAACGAACCAGCAGGGGAAGGAAGCCGCGATCTATTTCTGGTTCCGGGAAGACATTCCTCAACCGAGCGAAGACGAGTTGAAGGAACTTGTCCAAAAATACGGTGACGAGGCGAAAAGCGCGGTGGCGTCCTATATCGCGCGCGCCCAGCGCGACACTCTATTGGCCAAGACGGACGGCCCATTCATGAAGGCCCTGGAATCTGGCGACCAGGAAGCCATGAAGGAAATTGGCGCCGTGAGACAGGCCCTTCGCGATCTTCCGTTGCAAGAAGGTTTCCCGCAAAACATCCAATGGCCGGAGATGCCGAAATGAACAATCAACTGACTACGCACTTCACCCTGGCAGAGCTCACGGCCAGCGATACAGCCGCGCGTCGCGGAATCGACAACACGCCGTCGGACTTCGCCCTGGCCAATCTTCTTCGGACGGCGCAGACGCTGGAAGAAGTACGCTCCAAGGCAGCCGGCAACAAGCCGATCATCGTCACCAGCGGCTACCGTTGCCCTGAGCTCAACAAGGCCGTTGGCGGCGCCGCGAACAGCGCCCATGTTCTAGGTCTCGCTGCGGACATCAACCAGCCGGGCATGACGCCGTATGAATTCGGACTCGCAATCCAACGCGCCGGAATCGAGTTTGATCAACTCATCCATGAATTCGGTCGTTGGGTCCACATCGGTCTTGCTCCTGCAGGCCAGAAGCCACGACGGCAACTTCTGACCATCAAGACCGGCACGGGTTATATGCCGGGATGGATCAAGTAAAGAAAAGGGCTCCGATTGGAGCCCTTTTTATTGCGCCGGTTTGACGGCGACTTGATGCGTTGGATTGGGCGTTTGCCCTGTGTCCGTGGCATAGTACGTTCCCGCCGAAACCGCGCCGACCAGGGCCGCCCTCAGAAGCTTCCCGTGGACCGTCTCGCCGATCAACTTGATCAAGACGATGGTCAATTGGTCGGTAGTTTCCTTGCTGGCTGGCGAGAATACCGACCCTTCAACTGCGCGCGGCTTTCTGAATCGACGGAACATCACTATTTCCCCTGGAGAATCTTATTGAGTTGGTCAATGAACTCGTTATCTCCTGGGCAGTAGTCCCAGATGTTGCCGCAGGGATGGCGTTCATAGGCGCGAGAATAGCGCTCCTGAATTGTACTACATCCCGTTAACACTAGAAGAACAAAAACCAGGGCAATCCTCATGATTGCTTCCCGTTTATCGTTTCATCCAGCGGCACAATCCGCTCATTTCGAATCGACGCCATCCAATCAACCGGGTCGATCTGCAGCCGGATGAATGTGTCTTCGCCATTGGCGGCTGGCGCTCGGGCCGCGACGTGGACGGATGTCGTCATGAGGGCTGCCAGGTCATTGGACGCTTCTTTCGTCAGCAACACGGCCTGATTCATCGTCTCGCGGACGACAGACAGGCGCGCCCGGTACTCCCGAACGACGGCCGTTCCATCGCGCATTGTGAAGCGCGCTTGAACGATGACGTTGCCATCCATGTCGGCGGCGAGCCACCTCGGAAACACGAAAACCGCGCCGCGCCCGCTGGGGTTCTGGACGATGGAAATGGCCTGCGTTTGATCGGAACTGAACGTCATCAAATTCCAATATTTGCCGCCTGTGATTTCGTCACGCCAAGCCAGATAGTTTGTCGATCCATACATCTGCTGGCCATTCTTGGGATCGACGGTCACCTTGAGCTTCTTTTGGATCGTTCCGTCAACAATCTTTGCATCCGAAACGGGCAGAGAAGCAATGATATTGCCGGCCGATTTTTGGGCGTCTTTGCCGCGCTGGGCTGCGACGTTGGCCAAGAGGATGGCCGCGATGAACAGGCCGAGAACGAACCATCCATTGAGTTTGAACTTGGAAATACGCTTGAGCATGATGCCCTCCTTATTGATTGGCCGATTCGCCGTTTAGCTCTACAGCCGCCTTCACTTTAACCGGCTGAATGAATCCGAGTTGCCAGCCATCCTTGATCAGGTGCTTCAGCAGCATTTCGTTTCGGTAGACGGCGCACCAAACGTGCCCGAAGAACAGGGCGAAGACGCTGAGAATGCTGAAGTTGCTCGCGGCTTCCGGATACGCCTCAGCGAGATTGACACAGGCTAAGACCGCAAGAATGGACAGAAAGTTCGCAAAGCACCAATACCAAACGAACGACCAGTGATTGCGGATGATCGAAGGCGCGATGGCAAAGAAAAGCGTTGTCCAGCTGAAGCCAACCGGAATCGTCCTTGTTGCGCCGTTTCGGTTGAGCGTGATAGTATGGTCCATGTTTTGATCCTTTCTAATCTTTCTGTGATGATTAAAGCATATATGATACAAATGAACGTTACTACTCGATTCTGACTTAAAATTGGCTCCCGAACGTACACAAAATAAGGCGAAAGTTTAGGTCGTCGCGACCGTCTGGCCGCGACTTTCGGCCCACGAAAACGGCGATTATTCGCCCATATCGTCCGGCGAGCGCAACCCCTTCCAAACGCCTTGGCGCGGCGCGTTGATTGAGCCGTAGCCGAAGTACTTGTAGGCTCCGATGCACCCGACGAAGTGGTCGCGGCAGGCCCACATCCGCTTCTTCTCTTCGTGCGTCACAGAGCCCAGGGAAATCTTGAAAGGTTCGGGCCACTTATCGTTCTTCATCCACACTGCGCCAGCCATGCCGGATGGAACCATGTTTTCGGAGTGCTGAGAGCGCTTCGTGCGACCGAGTTCGTCCTTGAAAGCTTCATTCTCATTGATCATCTGTTCTTCCAGATAGAGAATAGTTCCTTCTTCGTGAACCAAGTCCTTAACCTTCAGCAGCAATTGCTCTTTGTACGTGGCTCGGCCGAACTTGTAGACGCCCTGCGGGTCGCGCAGCATGGTCCCTTCGTAGCCGTCTTTGAGGTTGTCGGACTTGCATTGATCAAGATGATCCTTGTCGTGGATCATGATGTGCGGCAGCGCCACAAGTCGATCGCAGCCCGGAACTCCTTCCCGTTGCATTTGAAAGACGCGCGCATGGGCGATCTGGATGCGCTCTTCAAACGGCAGCGTCGGATCAGTTCGATCATCGAAGATAAACCATCGAGCGCCAGGATCACCTTCTTTCCGACGCAGCGGACCTTGGCTGTTATTGAAGACATCAGGATGGTTCGGCTCGCCAACAACCAGTTCACCATCCAGGCCGCTGAACTCGATTCGTGAAAACAGCGACTGCGTGAATTCATTGGCAATCGGCTTGCCGCTGCGGGTGTACATCACGCCGTCTTGGTTGAAGGCGCGGAATCCATCGATCTTGGGCGAGCACTGCTTGGGGAATTTGCAGGTGTCAGCATCGAATTCATCATTCGGGGCAAGCATCGGCTTCTTGATGTCGGTCATGAGTTCTTTCCTTTCTTGTTGAATGTGATAAAGGCCCTGAATCGTCAGAGCCTTTATGATAGGTCTAGATCAGCAGTCCATCAATGGCCAGATTTGGCCGACCATCGATTGACCTGGGCGCGGTTCGCCGCGACTTCGGTGTTGAACGTGTTGATGTCTCGCACCGTAATCGTTCCAGCGCCGGCCACACCGAGCGTCACGTTGCCGTCGCGCTCGTTGATGAATGACCCGACTTGGACGTTGCCGTGGGCGTCGATGTACCAGATGGATTGGCCAGGGCGTCGCGGCATGTTAAGCCTCCAGGCCAAGTTCGGCGCAGGCGCCTGCATAGCGCGGGTCCGAATCCTTGATGAAGGCGCCGTGGTACATCACGCCCTTGCGGTCCTTGATCTCATCGTAGGCAGCGGCCAGACAGTCGTGAAGGCTGCAACTGCGGGATTCGGCGATATCGGCAAGCAGCTGGATGAACACGGCGAGATTGATCATGTAGTCGTTGACTTGCCCCTTGATGACGTTGTCGGCCATCAGCCCCAGCGTTGCGCTTGCCAGTTCGTAGTTGTACATTTCGAAATCTTCGCCAAGCTCGCTTTCCAGGCTGATTTTCGTTTCGAATGCATCATATGCGTCCTTGCCAAGCTGCGCCGCGACGATGATCACGGTGACAAGGGTGTCGCCCAATCCGTCCTTGATTTCGTCGATGTCTTCTTTGAAGATGCCAGCGCCGATCTCGGCGAATTCGCTGACGGTCTTGAGCGTTTGCGTCTTCGGATCGCTGCCTGCGATGAGATTGCGCGCTTTCGCCCAGGCAACGACGGCAGCGAAAAGGTCTTGGATGGAAATGTTGTATTCAGTCATTCACTTCTCCTTAGTTGATAATTCCTCGTTGGCGGAGTTTGTTGAGGCATTCCGCAGTTGCGCGACGCTTTGCACGCTCCTGCGAATAGGCGCCGATTGCTTCCACTGCCCACGCCTGCTGTTGCTTGCTGTAAGCCTTCAGCGAAATGGCGTCTTCGACCTCGGGGGCGGTCGGATACTTGGGGAGCAGAGCGGGCGCCGCGTTCTCGTTACACGCGACCGTTGGCGCGATCAATTGCGGCGTTGAGGGCGTCGGAACCGTCGCGCAGGCCGCCAGAAGCAACGGCGCCACGATCAGCATCAGTTTGGACTTGTACATTGGACAACTCCTTGGCCATATCTTCGGCCGTCATATTGGCGATTTCGGATGCCGTTTTTGCATTGCCATTTGCCTTTTCTGCAACCGAATTGGCGGCATTCGCAACTTCCGCGCGTTGATCCTTTTCCTGCTTCGAATCGAACAGCCGCTTGATTGCGTACAAAACAGCCAGAAGTGCAGCGCCAATTGCCGCCAAGATGCCTTTGTTAAACATGATTTGCTCCTGAGTAGAATAAGGGCCGGATCGCCCGGCCCTTATCTTACCCTTTTGTGCTGGCTCTGCTTAGAACCCTTCGGCTTCTTGCGGCTTGTCGCTGGCGCTGGTGCCATCGTCTGCCGCCTTGCTGTAGTCCACCTTCACTTCGCCGGCCGCGATGGACTTGTGGAAGTCCTTGGCCTCTTCGAACAGCGCCTTGTCAGTGATCGTGCCGTCCAGTTTGAAGACGACGCCGGACCAGGAGCCCTGATCGTTCGTCTGGCCGACGGTCGTCAGTTGGACCAGGTTGGCAAACGTCGGCGGCGTGCGCTTCGAGCCGTCCGGCAGCGTGACTTTCTTCTGGCTCAGCGACGTCATCAGGTTGCGGCTGGCCTTGATCTGCGAGGAAGCCAGCGAGAGGATCGCGCGGAACGTTTCGTTGGTTTCGGGATCGATGCCGACGATGAAGTGGGATCGCGTGTCGGCAACGTAGTCCTGCTTCTTCGGATCGACCTTGCCGTTTTCGTCCGGAACGTAGATGCGGTTCTCGATCTGCAGCCACTTGCCTTCAGCCACCATCTGCTCGGCGTGCTCAGGCGTGAACTCGCCCTTGAAGCCGCCGCCAGCCTCGCGTGCACCCCACTGGATGAAGGAACGCTTGTAGGCGCACGGGATGACGGTCAGGCCGTTTTTGCCATCGTACAGGCGACCAGTGACGGTATTGAAGAACATGCCGGCCTTGGCGCCTTCGATGTACTTGGGACTGTCTTCATCGACCAGCGGCGACATCTTCTGCAGGACTTGAAGGAACGGGATCGCATAGGAGTCCTTGTCGGTGCCTTCGAAGCCCGCGCCGAAGTCGGCGACGTCCATGAATTCCGGAACCGTGGCCAGCGCGCCAGCCTTCACTTCCACCACTGCATTCTCTTCTTTCTTTGCCATATTTGATGCTCCTTGTTGAAACTGAATTGAAACTACTCGGTTGAGGAAGCGCTAGATTACTTGCGCTTCGATGTCCGAGGCAATTTGATTTTTGCCTCTTTGAATTCGAAGATGCCGAAGACATCGATTGGAATATCGGTGCCTTCTTCCAGTTGCTCGCGGACGAATGCCTTGAGCGTGGCCGGGTGAACGTTCTCGTCAACGTTCGGATCGAAACCGGCTTCGCGCAGCGCTTTGATTGCCTTTTCAGCCAAGTCGCTTTCGCCCTTGCCGAAGTCGGTGCCGACCTTCATCTTGATGATGCCGTCACAGTTGTGCTCGCGGAGCCAAGCGAATGCCAGCGGCTTGTTCTCGGCGCTGATGGATGCATTGATCTTCTTCTCGATCTCAATGGTTCGGCCATCTTCCATCTTGAACGATTCAAAGCCCAGACGCTCCATGATGTCGGGCATGCTCTTGCGCTTGATGATGTTCAGTTGGTCCGTCTTCTCGGCCAGTTGAACTTCCAGCGCCATGATTTCGGCCTCCAACTCGCCACTCTTCCGGGCCATCAAGCTCAGAGCCTCCAAAGTCGCAGGCTCTTCATTGCTGACCGGACCTGTGTCTTCGAAGTAGGCGGATGTCGGAATGCTGCCGTTGCTTTCCGGATCGTCAAATCCGTCTGTAACAAGATTCTGTTGAATCGGTTCGTCACTCATGGTCTTACCTCCACATTGATGTAAACTTGCAGCTTGCGATCCCACTTAAGCATGTTGAGGACTCGTTGTCGCCGCAGGATGATGCCGCTGCAAATGGCGATCACAGAGGGGTCGCCAACGGCCAGCAACCGATCCTCTTCCTTGAAATCATCCAAAGCCTTTCGAATCTTTGGAGCAAGATGGGCCAGAAACAGGGGATTGTCCTCTTCACTCAGCACGTTGATCAGAGTCCCATGCTGCGCGGCGGCGCTGAAGTCAAAAACCGGCTCTTTTGTCTTCGAGACGGGATTGAATCGCGTGACTACCTGTGGGATGAATACTCGTGCCATTTGGTTCCTTTCTCGTGGTTCTAGTTGGCGCTATTTTGCCGGAGTCGCATGGCCCCGGCAACCATCACTTACCGTCGATCACCACATCGGCCAGATGCGATTTGATGGCCAAAGACCGCACGACATCTTCATCAATCGTGTCTTCTGCGATGATGTCGTAATAGACCACGGTGCCCTTCGTCCCGATCCGGTGGCATCGATCTTCCGACTGGAGCCGAAGCTCATTGTCGAATGAGCACGAATAATAAATGGCAGTCTGCGCGGCCGTCAGCGTAATGCCGATCCCTGCCGCTGCAGCGTGGCCGACAAATACGGTCAACCGACCGCTCTGGAAGTCGTCGATGATCTGTTCGCGCTCTTCTTTCGGCGTGGCTCCATAGTATGCAGCCGCGCTGATCCCGGCATCTGAAAGGGCGTCCATGATCTGTTTGATTTCTTCTTCAAACATCGCCCAGACGATGAACTGTCCTTCGATCCCTTCGATCAACTCCTTGAACACCGACATTCGCGGGTTTTCCTTCGGGTCGATCAGGAACGGCTCGCCGTGGATGTTGATGAATCCAGACACCACTTGCTTCAACTTTGTCCGCGCGGCGATTGCCTGGAATGACATATCTTCCGAATCCAAGTGGACGTAGTGGTAGTCTTCCTTCAGCAAATCATAGACTCGGCGCTGCTTTGCGTCCAACTCAAAGTAAACGCGCTTGTAGACCTTCGGCGGAAGGTCCAAGCAATCCTCTTTTCTGACACGATACGAATGGGGCGCAATCATGTCGCGAAGACGTTCAAGATTTCGCCACTGCTTGTTTCCGTTCTCGTCCTCTGCGACAACTTGAGGCATGCCGAAAGTCTTTCCAGCAAGCTTGCGCATGATGGCCTTCATCTTCGGATCGTCTTCAGTGAGCAGCACTGCGTGCTCCGCAACGAAAGCGCGATAAGATGTGGTCCCGAGCAACCCTGACTTCAGGAAGTCGAATTGACTGTAAAGGTCCGTTGGTGCTTTGGTCAGAGGCGTGCCGCTGAGGATTCGTCGAGCAGTCGCCATTCGCCCCAGCTTCACGATCTTCTTTGTCCGCTTCGCCGACGGATTCTTGATGCGCGTCGATTCATCGACCACGCACATGACTCGGAACGTGCCAAGGAACCGCTCCACGGCTTCATAGCCAGCAGCGGTGTTGACGGCTTCGAAGTTGATTGTGAACACGCGAAGAGTCGGCTGCGCGAAATGAGTGGCATACAGCTTTTCGTGAGCGGCAATCGCACGCTTGCTGGTCGGTTTGCCTTTCCATGCATACGTGACCGTCGGGACTTCCATGTGCGTCGGAATCTCGCGGCGCGTCCAGTTGATGTGCACGCCATTCGGAGCGAAGACCAGCAGCGCATCGATCTTGTCGGCGATGAAGCAGCGCTCGGCATCAGCCATGCTGACCCACGTCTTGCCTGTCCCCTGCTCCATCAGAAGCGCGAAGTTGCGCTTTCCTTCCATTCGATTGAGGCCGATCAACTGGTGGATCATTCCTTTTGTCTTCATAGTTGCTCCAAGAATTCGATGATTGGTTCAAGTCCGATTGCAACGGCCGATGAGTTGATTTGATCTCGCGTCATATCTGCCAGATCGATGCTGTTCTCCGGCCAAGTCATTCCGATGATTCGCGGCTTGCAAGAGAGCAAAAACCATTCATCTTGTCCGACTCGCAACAGCACGTACGCATTGCCGCCCCACATGATCCACTCTTTGCCGAATGGAATCTGGCCCTTTTCGAATGCGCCGCGCAATGGCTTCGTAGTCGCGCGCTTCGGCCATTCATATAGTGCCTTGAGTTCCAGCCAGAATGCCTTCCCATCGCGGTTTTCGCCGATCACATCCGGCATCGATTCGCGCACCGAGTTTTCCACCCGATGCAAAAGAAGACGGCCTGCAGCATGCTTGCTGAAGACATCCCATTCGCGTTGCTCTTTCAGTCGGCTCATGCCCACATAACTCCTAGGCTTTGTTGAATGGCGACGTGCGCGGCCAACAGAAGAGCCACGCACAACATGATGAAATCAATGAACTTCATTGGTCGATCCTCTTTATGTTCTTAACGATGAACATATCAATTCCTTCGATCTTCCATGCTTTGATCAGAAACCAAGAATTGATCGGAGCGGTTTCCGCGATGGGCTTGCCTAGGTCAAGGAACTTGTTAGGGCGGATACGGAAACGCATCGGCGAGTCGGCGGAATCGTCCACCATCATCAAGTCGATGAACTGCGTCTGGCCGGTCATGACTTTCCCGCCGCGCTTTTTGATCCGAATGGCTTCGTTCTCGTCGGCCAAAACCTTCTTGGTCAGCTTGGCGATGATCAGACCATCGTCTTTGTCCTTCACCGACTTCATGTTGACGATAGGGTTGCCGGACGTAACGCCGGCCAGTTCCGGGTTCCGATAGAAGTGGCCCCACTTGGTGTGCGCTTCATTCAAGTCGGAGTATTGGACCTCAGCCTTGGCGAGCGATTCGACGTGCTTCAGGTACAGCGCCGTATCCTTCTTCGTCAGCGGCCCCAAGTCGCGAAGCCTCTTCCATTTCTCGCGATCCTGGATGTACTTCATCGCCTTGGCCGGTCCAAAACCCTTGGCATTCATGATGCCGCCGATCAGTCGGCCATCGGCCACCTTCCAATTCATATCGCTGAACGACGGATCGATTGGCGTGTAATGGATTCCTTCCTTGGCCAATTCTCGAAGAATTGCGATTACTTGATCATCGTCTTTCGCCGCGCGCAGACAGGCTGCGGCAAACTCCAGTGGATGATAACGCTTGAGCCAGCAAGTCCAATACGTCACGACGGCATATGAGACCGAGTGCGATTTATTGAAGCCCCAAGAGCCGAACGTCACCATCTCGTTCCAAATCTTCTTGGCCTGATCTTCCGGCACTCCTTGCGAAGTCGCGCCTGCAACAAAGTCGGCACCCATCTGGTTGAAGTATTCTTCGCCCTTTCGACCAGACATGGCCTTTCGGACAGCAGAAGTCTTCACCCAGTCGAACAAGCCAATTTCCTTCACCACGGACATGATCTGCTCTTGGTAAAGGAAAACGCCGTACGTGTCCTTTAGGTACTTCTCCAGCTGCGGAACATCGTACGTAACAGGCTCCGATCCGTTGGCGCGGGCGATGTACTTTTGGGCCATACCGGACGCGAGCGGGCCGGGCCGCGCCAGAGCTGTCAAGTTGTCGATTTTCGAGAACCGATCCACGTTAACAGAGCGCGTCACAGATCGAACGGCATCCCCTTCAAACTGGAAGATGCCACTCACCTTGTCCTCATTGAGGATTTCGAACACGGCGGGATCGTCAAGTCGCAGACTGTAGAGTTCTTCGGCCGTGACGACGCCCGTATCATCGATGATGCCCAGAGTACGCAAGCCAAGCGCGTCGATCTTCAGCAGGTTCAGATACTCAGAATCCGGCTTATCGATTTGTGCCACGCCTTCTTCGGTGACCGTGCAGTAATCGCTGATTGGATCATTACAGACGAGGATGCCCGCAGCGTGTACGCCTGTATGACTTGGATGGATTTCGAGGTCGCCCATGCATCGCGCGGCGTCCGGATGCTTCTGGGTGAATTCCTGTCCGGGTCCGGTGGTGGAGAAGGTATCTTCCAAACCTTTTCCGTATCGAGCATCGCCAGAAGAGTATTCAATGAGCGCATTTTTGACTTGGGAAGTTTCGCCGAAAGAAATGCCGAAACGCTTGCCGACTTGCGCCATCACAGAGTTGGCCTTCAGCGTGTTGATATTCCCAAGCTTGGCGACGTTCTGCGTTCCGTACTTTTCTTGCAAGTACGTGAACACCATATGACGCTTGTTGTCGGCAAAGTCGATGTCGATATCCGGAAGGTCAGCGCGGCTGATGTCGATGAACCGCTGGAACAGAAGGTCGTGGGGAATAGGATCGACTTCTGTGATGCCGAGAAGATAGCAGACCAATGAACCTGCCGCCGAGCCGCGAGCGGGTCCGACCAGCATGTGCTGTTTTGCAAATCGGACGAGATCAGCAACAACAAGAAAGTAGCTGTCGAAGTTCTTCAGCTGAATTTGCTTGATCTCTTCTTGAACACGATCCTCATATTCCTGGGTCCATTCCGCGATGTGACCTCGCTGCAAGCGCGATTGCTGCCCTTCTCGGATCAGGGCAACCAGATCGCCTTCCAGGTGAATCAGAGGTGCCTTGGGCAGTTCCTTGCCAGCAAGCTTGTCGGCAATTTCCACGGTGTTGTCGATTGCGGCTTGGAATTCGCTCCACGACATCACGCGCTGAAGTCGCTTCCAAAGCTCATCGATGCCGTCCAAGAAGCGATGGCCGACCGAATCCCGAACTTCCCACGCATACGCGAAGTCCATGTGATCCGGCTTCGGCATGTCGTTGTAACAGGTGATGACCAGAGGCTTGCCAGTTTCGCGCGCGATCCACACGCCTCGTGCCGCTTCGGAAATCGATGCCGGGTTGACGTCGATGAAATCGTACTGGTCTGGGGTCAAGACCCGGGATGCTGCGCCCGCGAAGCGTACGACACCGGGCAGCGCTGCGAACTCGGCCGGCGACAACCCTCGTTCGGCCCAGGCCTTCGTCGTTCCGCGATAGAAGGCGCGCGTATCGGCAGCCAGCATCCATGCGACAGGTTTGAACTTAGATTTCTCGCCGTCTTCCATGGTTTGGATGATCGGAACTTCCATCCCAAACATAGGCTTAATGCCGGTCTTTTTCGCTTCCTTCTCGAAACGTACATGCCCCCATGTGCCCCAGTCAACGATAGCGGCTGACGGAGATTCGATTTCTTTCAGTCGCGCGAAGACTTCTTCCATTCTCCCATAGGCATTGCGGAAAGAATAGCCGGTGCGGACTCGCAGTTGTGGTAGATTCATTGCTCATCCTCCAACTCAATACCGTCGATTTCAGCGATGGCCTTCTTGCACTCAGGATCATCAAACGACGCCATGCAGCGCATGCATGTACCGCCGCAGTTGTAATTGTCCTTCTTCGGGTCTTCGCTCAACGGCTTTTTGCAGATGTCACAATTCATAGCGCCCTCATCTCTTCTGTTTGCTTGTATGCGCTGTAAACGCCTGTCCTGATGCAGACCTGATGAAGCAGCAAAACGTCGTCCAATGCTCTGTGCTTCTGGACATATTCGCCGCAGTGAAGGTTGTAAAGCTCTTCCAGCTTCATGCGGCGCCCATATCGCGGCATCGTCTCTTCAACGGTACAGATGGTGAGCTCAGGCCAGTTGATCGCGTCCAACTCCAAGCCGATGCGTTGGAGATCATAGGCAAACATGGATCGGTCGAATGATGCGTTGTGGAAGATGCAGGCGTCTGCTTTACCGAAGAACTCGGCAACCTGCGGAATGACGTCCTTGAATGCCGGCTTATCGGCCAAATCGGCATTCGTCAACCCGGTGATGTCGGTGATGATCTGTTCGATTGCCACGCCGGGGTTGACGATGCACTCGAACTTGTCCAGAACATCAACACCGTCCGTTATGACGCCTGCGATTTCGATGATGCGCGGCTGCTGATCGAGTCGCGCCGCGCGATGGAATGGCAGGCCAGTAGTTTCCGTATCCGCTACTGCGAATATCATGAAATTCTCCTTTCTATTGGCTCTAAGTAAAAGGCCGGAAAGCCTTGCAGCTTCCCGGCCTTGCGGGCCGATTATAAGGTCGGCGTCTTATTTCGAGCGCACAGCGGTTTTGCGCCCGACCGGCTTGGCAGGCTTGGCGACAGTCTTCTTGGCGGACAGAGCGCGCTTGACGGCACGGTCGATGTCCTTCGTATCGATTTCGACCTTGACATTGCTCGTGATTTCGCCATTGCGATGCAAGCGCGATTCTTTCTGCTCCACTTGCGTGACGTCATGGCGCACGATGAACTTCAGATCGACGCCGATGATCTGGTGTGTATCGAAGATGACGTAGTTGTAGAAACGCTTGCCGGCGATGGCGGGATTTGTGTGCGCATCCGTCCAAACGGCCTGGGCAACGGGGATGCCTTCGCGCTCGAAATACTTCTGGAAGGCGTACAGTTCTTCGCTCGTGACGTGCATGCCCAGATGCGACGTGGTGTTGTCCGGGCGATAGTTCAGCCAGTTGTTGCCGTCCACGTACTTCAGCACTTCCAACTCCAACGGCTTGCCGGCCGGATCGTTGCCGTTGCCGGCTTGGTAGTTGAACTGCAAAAGGGCGCTGTTCTGGCCAGGAACGCCGTACACATGCCCGCTGGCCACCACGTTGTCCTTGAACCAGTCGGTGAGGCCGAGGTCGGAAAGAAGCTTGATGGCGCGGCCGGTGTTGGCAGGAGCCAGGGCGATTTGTTCGATGCGGAATTTCAGTTGGGTCATGGTGAATCCTTGAAGTTGAGAAAGTTGATGATACGCGCTTACTTGCCGACCGGAATGTCAGTCCCGCTCATATACTTCCACGCGCCGGTTTCTAGAGCATTGACGATGACCTCAGCGACCATTTCCGGCGGCGTCTCCAGCCCGTGCATAAGCGACTTGGCCTGATAGTCGGCGGCGAATTCGGGCGTCCAGCCGCGAACGCGTTGCACGTCGGCCTCGATCTGCTTGGACATCTCGGTGCCTTTCAGCTTGTTCGGCGAGACGCTGAAGACGGTGATCCCGTATTTCTTCGTAAGCTCGTGCGCCATCTGCTTCGTGGCCATCAGCGCTGCCGCCTTGGACATGTTGTAGGCCAGAGACGAGGTCATCGGCATACTAGCGGCGTTGGATACGATGTTGACGACGACGCCCGACGATTTGTGCAGCTGCGGCAGCAAACCTTGCACGGCGTACACCATCGAGAATGCGTTCACTTCCATAACGTTCTGCAACTGGAAAGGGCTAACATCCTCAAACCAGTCGTTGGCGTTGATGCCAGCGCAGTTGATCAGGCCGTCGATATCCCATCCCTTGTAAGCATCCCAGATGGCCGGGTCACGCACATCGCTTCCCCACTTGATGTCGATGCCGTACGTACGCGCTCCGGATTCATTCAGGCGTCGGCAGATCGCCGCGCCCAGACCAGCGCCAGCGCCGGTGACGATGAAGGATTTGCCGGCGAGTCGGTTGTCAGACGTTTTGTTCACAAAGGAGTTCATGCTCGAAATTTGTTGTGGTGGAGGTAACGGTTGATGGAAAGATGGCGCTCCTTGGCGACGTGATCAACCAATTTTCCGTCCACATCGCCGCGCTCTTTCAGAACGTTGATGATAAACTGAAGTTGACCGATTTCGATGGCCAAATTCTGCCGGTTGGTGTTCGCCATCGGATTATCCGGATTGCGCGACTCAAAGCCGTGTCGCTGAATCTTGGCCACTTCCTTGATGACTTCGCTGGCCTCTTCGTACAAAAGCGTCAGCCGCTCTTGCTCGGCCGGATTCAGCTGGGAGAAGTGACTGTAAGCAGGCAACAAATCGGCTTCCTGCAACTCCTTTCGGCGGTCATAATCATTCAACGGTGGCATTCCGTATTTCGGATTGTCTTCAGAGAATTTGTCTTCCATGGTCACTCCGATTCGTCCTGGTTGATTTGAATGTTGTGGGTACCAACCAGACGTTCACACATGGCGCTATAAACGCCGTCGTCGTGGATGGAGTCTTGGTGCTGCAGGCCGGAGACAGCGAAACGTGTCAACTTCACCACCTTCAATTCAAACAGGTGCCACATGCGAAAGTCTGCTGCCGTCCGGAGCGTCACGCCATTCGGAAACATCGCGGACATCACGTCGCCAACCAGCTTCTCGTTGTTGCCGTACACCTTGTTGCGCTCTCGGAACGTCGCGGCCATTTCGTCCAGCAGGTCGGCCGCGCTCGTTTCTCGAACGGGCTTCCCGGTAAGGCCCATCACAGCCTCCCATGCATTTCCAATGGCTTTGGCCAGGGATTCGGGTTTATCAACGAATCCGCTGACGTGATTGGCAGGCGCGACGAATTCGGTTCGCGTCTTGATCGAGATATCGCCAATGGTTTTCGTTTCTTCGATGGCCTTGACGTTCGCGTCTTGTTTTTTGTTGGGGTCGCAATTCCCGGCGGCTCCGGCGTTGATCTGTTCGTGAAGAGCAGACATCTCCTTCGGGAATTTATGTCCGTTGTGATACGAGACCATCACAACTTCATTGTTCTCGGTGATACGGAAGGCGTTGATGCCGGTGCTGCCGATTGCTCCAAGAACATCGGCTCGGTCATCGTAGATGGCGATGGTTTCCAAGTGCCAATGGGCGCTCAACTTCAGCGTTTCTTTGAGACGGCTCAACATATCCAACTTGAGCTCAACGGAGCCGCGAAGATCATCATCGTCACGCATGTAAAGCCAGTAATCGAAGTTGCCGAGAAACTTTTCCAGCCATTCAACAGTCTTTTCGTGATAAGACGTCGGCCGTGCCGTGAAGAAAACGATGAAGGCGCCCAAAGCAATGGCACGCTTCAGGCACTTGAATCCAGCGTACATGGGCATATCGCCGCCCAGCAGGGAATGGTACTTGTCGTACGCATCGTGGGGAATCGTTCCATCATTCTCCGCACGCGGCTGGCCGTCCGGGTGTTTCGGCAGAAGATGCTTGCGCCAGCCGTCCGATGAAACGGTGCCATCCAGGTCGAAGATGTAGAGCGGTCGCTTGGGAGTTTCGTTGATGATGTTCATGAAGTTCCTTACATGGAAACGCCATTCTTGGCGACGGGGTTGGCTTGCGCGATTTCTTCCTTGGACCAGAAGGATACGCGCAATGCTTCCTTCTGAGCGGACAGGTCCATCCAAGGCCGATAGTGCGGACACTGATACTTCTGACCGATGACGGTATCGCGGCCCAGTACGTTTGCCGTCGTCTCGATAACCTTCGATCCCCAACGCGGAAAGGCGCATTGCCCTGTCGCAACGCACGCCACCTGCAAGAGCGGGTCGGACCAGGGATGAACTTCCAACACCGCCGCGCGCATTGCCCGAAAGACTTCCTGATACTCACCTTGTGTACGTGCGCACAGGCGGTTCTTGGCCATATCAGAAAGCGTCCGGAGATTAAACTTGGCCATGATCTTGGTGGCCATGTTGGACGGAAGGATGGCGCGGGCGTCTTGAAGGTCGGCGCCCATTGCAATCAACTGTTTGTAGTTGGCGTCTGCATCGGCGATTGCGTCCGCCCAAACTTCATTCAAGGGCGTATCTATCTGTCCGTTTCCATCGAATGCCTTCGGCTTGATCGTATCGAAGGCCGATATTTCCAGCGCGCGACTGGTTTCCTGCTGATACGCGCCCGTACGTGTGCGAACCAGTTGATGCGTGAAGTTCTTGGACACGCCTTCGATCTGGAAGATGTAATCAACGAACTCGAACGGCGAGCGGATCGTATCAAGCATGTACTGGAAGTGCTCATATCGTTCGGCTTCAGTCATCTGATCGGCCGTCTTGCCGCGCATACGCGTGTGCTTCGTATCAACCAGAAGCTCCAGAGCGTTTTGGGTGTGGGATATGAGGGTGACTTTCATTGGAAGAGGGCCAGGGCTTTCTGGCTGTAGTTATTGTCGCAGTGGTTTTCGTTGATGATACGAACGGCAGCGGTAGCGAGCGCGTGGCTATCGAATTCGATAGTAGACGTATGGACGGCTGCTCCCGAGCCGCAACCGATATAAATCGTCGTGACCAGAACCTTGTACATTCAATCCTCCTTCAGACGTACAGTGATTTCAACAACATACTGAAGGCCGTCATCTCCGGTAAACGAATCCAACTCCTGGCAGTAGAACGTCGGCGGCTCGCTGACAGAACGATCCTTGATGCGAGCGACGGCCTCTTGAACGGCGATGGAAGCCAACTGTCGGATGGAAGCAAGTACGGCCTTCATAGTTCTATTCCTTTCTGAGAAACGCAAAAGCGATGAGGTTATTATGCCTCATCGCTGATGTTCACGTCAATCTGGGAATTTGGTGGTCACAGATATGAGTCGCCCAACGGGCAACCCAGACGGCAAGCATCGGAATTTCACGCGCTTGTCCAAATCCTCTTTCGTCATCGACTTGAAGAATTTGGATTGGAAGACCGTCCACCCGAAGCCAAGGCAGTTGCGCGGCTGCCACTCGTAGTTGAAATCATCAAACGTAGTGTTAGGCCAACGCGAATTCAGATCGTTGAACTGGACCAAGAACATGTCCGGCTGAGTCGGATGCGGCCGCGCCAACGCCATCTTTCCGTTCAACGGACCAGGAGCGGTGCACACGACGCTGGCGTTGCCGTATTCAGCCATTTGAGCCTTATCAAGCTTGCTGATCATACCATCTCCGAAGTCATGTGGAGGCGCCCATAGTCGGACGCCTTGATGAGTCGGTCGATCACGGCGATGTCCTTCACCACATCGTCCAGAAGGATGTTCCGCCACGTCGCGAATCGCCCCAGCGAATAGACGCCGAATCGCTCGGTGAGCTCATAGAGAACCGCGTGACGCTGCTCGGAAGATATCGGCACGATCTTGCCATACTTCTGCTCAACATCTTCCAGGTGCTCGATGTCCATCAGTAGATGGTTCAGACCAAACGCGGTGAGAACCACATCCAATTCGGCATCTGGCATGTACCACCAATCGAACACCGAATTGTGCTTTTCCATCACCGATTCGATGATCAACATATCTCCGGTTATGGAAGCTCGGAACACTCGCAATTCCATCTCAGGGAAATAAATCGTTTGGTAAACATCGCACTTCGGAATGCGGAAACGCTGAACCTTGATCGGCGCCTTTTCCGTTTGAAGATGCGGCAACTCGATTCCAGCTGCCTTCAACATGACCGGCAAAGGTGCGGTGCTGATGGTGTTGTAATGATGTTTGTCCCACGAGTGGATCGTATCAATCGGCTTTTCGTAGTTGACCAGGAATCCAGCCTTGTCCACGAGACGTTGATGGAAATCTTCCGGCGCGATATAGCGAGTCGCCCGCTCCAGGTTCCAGATGCTGCGGCCGGCAACGTGTCCGGTCGTCTTCGTGGCATACCAATTGGCCATCTGGATGGTACAGGCGCCATACAGGCCGCGCTCACGCGATCCCGGCGAACAGCCATCCAAGTAGATCGCCTTATCGACGGTGACCGGTTTGAACGGGATGCCAGTCAGATTGGACACCGACTCGTCGCGAAATCGCAAAAGAGCCTTGTGGTTGTCTTGCCGTGGACCGGCCTCGTAAATCTCGGCATCCTTGAAGTGACACGCCGCGATCAGACCAGCCAAGCCTGCGCCGATAATGCGATTGTATTTAGCCATGATTATCCTTTCTGTTCATTCTTTAGACGAAAAAGAACCCGCTTAGATTATACGTCAGATTCCGGGGAGTCTCTGACATCTAAGCGGGTCTGCACAAAATCACTGGCCGTGGGTGTAACCAGTGAGTGGGGGAGTTACTTAGAGAGCGTCACGCGGCTTCAGGTTCCGCAGCCGGCTCGCTGGACACGGTCACGAAATCCAGATGGCCCATCTCTTCGAGTTTGGCCAGGAAGCTTCGAACGTTCGCGCCGTACAGAACGGGCTTGCAGAACGCGGCCACTTGCTCGATGCTGACTTGTTCGCCGACCGGGCAGTTTTCCTTGATCTTCGCCAGCACATTGCCGCGCACCGACATTGCTTGCGGGTTGCTCAGGCCATGGCCGTTGTACACGATGTGCGTTGCCTTCGCGCGCCGACCGTCGCCCTTGGTTTCGGCCTTGCGGGCCGCCACAGCCTCGGCACGCGCCTTGGCTTCCGCCTTGCGAGCCTGCTTGCGCTCTTCGATTTCGGCCAGACGGGCAGCCTTCTTCGCTTCCTTGTCGGCTTCCTTCTGGGCCTTCGCAGCAGCCTTCTCGGCTTCGCGCGCTTCCTTCTTCGCGGCCTTGTCGGCTTCCTTCTTCGCAGCGGCCTCGGCCTTCGCGGCTTCGCGTTCAGCAGCCTTGGCGGCCTTTTCCTGTTCGCGCTTCTCGGCCATTTCGCGGTTCTTCGCTTCGCGTTCGGCCTGCTTTTCGGCAGCCTTGGCGGCGCGCTCTTCTTCCTTCTTCTTCAGTTCGGCTTCGCGCTGCGCTTGCTTCTCGGCGTCCTTCGCGGCCTTTTCCTCGGCCTTGCGCTGCTTCTCGGCTTCGCGCTGGGCCTTCTTGGCGGCCTTTGCTTCGTCCCGTGCTGCCTTGGCTTGTTCTTCGTTTTGCGACATAATGTTCTCCGAAATTTGGTTAGATCGAATTAAGCGTTTCCGCTGAGGTGTAGTTATTATGCCTCCAGAAAAACGAAAAAGGAAGCGACTCCCAAATAAATTTCATATGGGCTCCGCTTCCTTTAAAGTACACTTTAAATCAGTGTCCTATCGGAACTTTAAAACATTCACTATTGTCGGTACAGCGTGAATTGGTCGATGGCGCGCGTCACAGCAGTATACATCATTTGCTCGTATGGGACACCGCGCAATGTTTCTTCGATAATCATCACGCGCGGCCACTCACTCCCCTGCGACTTGTGGACAGTGAGGCAGTAGCCGTAGTCCACGCCGCCAATCGAGCGCTGTGCGGCTTTCTTCTGTTCGCCGTCCGGCGAGAACGAAAGCGGATTAAACATGATGCGACGCTCTTTTCCGTCCGTCAGGGACTTGATCGTTGCAAACATGCAGTCTTCGTTTTCGTCGTCCTTCTCTTCGTCAGGAATGTCATAGTAATTGATGATGATTCCCTGTTCTCCGTTCATCCAGCCATAGCCGTGCTGGTTGAAGGTGCATACAACCTTCTCGCCAACTTGCGGGATGTCTCCGGAGAAGCCAAGCAGTCGTCGCGCCCGTTCGTTCATCCACTCGCGGCTGGAGTTGAATGCGCACAGAATTACGGCATCCTCGCCCAGATGTTCGCGCATCGTCGCATCGTCCGGCTTCCCTTCGCGAACGCGCGCATCGTCATACTCGCGGACAGGAAGGCGCTTGCCTTGGCGAATAAACATGGATGCCTTGACGATATTGCCGGCGTTGCGCTCGATGTCTTCCAGAACGAAGTCCAGCGAATCGAGCGTGAATACTTGCTTGTCTTTCACCGGTGGAATTTGGCCAGGGTCGCCGATTTCCAGGATTGGGATGCCGTGCATCAGCAAGTTCTTTCGGTCATACTCGCCGACCATCGATGCCTCGTCCATGATCACAAGCACCGGGCGCTCATCCAACGCGCCTTTTGCGCTGAATATGGGTTCGCCTTCTTCGTCTTCGCCGCGCACGTTGTAGATGAAACTGTGCATGGTCTTTGCGTAGGCACAACCCTTTTGGCGCAGGCGACTCGCGGCCTTTCCGGTCGGCGCAATGAACACGACCTTGCGCTGTCCGCCGCACAACTCAGCGATCACTCGTGCGACGGTCGTTTTGCCAGTGCCCGCATAACCGCCGAGGCGAAAGATTTGCTTGCGATGGCTGCGGTCAGCCCAGCCTTTGTACCAACTGACGGCCAATTCCACGGCACGTTTTTGTTGGGGGTTGAATTGCTCGAAATGGATGTCGGTCATGTAGACGGCTCCAGGTTAGAAAGAGTTGATATTAGCGCTTCAAAGTGAATCAGCAGGGAAAGAAAATCCGAGCGAAGTGCCAATCTCGCCGTTGCGCCTTGACAAATAGGCCAGACGCGCTGCGCGCAGCTTCGCCTTGTGCTCCTCAGAAAGCTTCCTGCCGGTAAGCGCGGCGCTCATATTTGCCTTGTGCTCCTCAGAAAGCCTCTTACCGGTTCGTGTCGCGCTCATTTTTGCCTTTGCCTCTTCGGAATGCTTCTTGCCGATATTCGCGGCGCTCATCTTCGCCTTGTGCTCCTCAGAAAACTTCTTACCGGTGTGTGCCGCACTCATCTTCGCCTTTGTCTCTTCGGAATGCTTCTTGCCGATCTTGCCGATTCGTGCCGCGCTCAACTTCGCTTTGTGGTCCTCAGAAAGCCTCTTACCGATCTTCGCGGCACTCAGTTTTGCCTTCGTCTCTTCGGAGTGCTTCCTGCCGACATTCGCGGCGCGCACCTTCGCCTTCGTCTCTTCGGAACGCTTCACGCCGCGTGGGCTTCCGGCCACCAAACACGTGTTGTACTTAGGGCGCAGCGCGTCGATGTAAAACTGTTCCCTGTTAATGAGCACATCAGAATCGCAGTGCTCGATGATCTCGAATCGCAGGCTTTCCAAACCGTACTTTTTGGCAGCAGCTTGCAGCGGTTTGTTGTGGTGAACGCCAGAGATAAGTTGACGCTTGTGATTGCGCCATCGTTTTCGAATTTCAACAGCACTTCCTACATAGAAATTTCCGCTTGGCGATACGATGCGGTAAATCCCTGATCTCTTTAGGGATTGCACAGGCAATTCGTGCTCGGAAGTGAATTTGATTTGGTCCAACATTTCATTCTCTTCTCGTTTCACTCACACCCTCTCTTCAAATCCAAAGTCAATCCGCAAAAGAAGAAGAATGCGAGCGCAGCGCCCTTTTCACCACCAAAGATCGACATCAGCGCGAAGAAAGCAAAGATGATCGATGTGCCATTTCTTTTGATCATAATCAACTCCAAATTGTTCGAATTGCTGCCAAAACCAGAAAGAAAGCCCCGATAGCAATCCACCCTACCGCGCAAATGCATGTCGACACAATTGCCGCGCTGGCAGACGACTTGCAGGCAGCGTTGATGAGCGCTCTGAAGTAACTGAGATCAGGATCGACTTGTCGCCAGAATTTTGCGTCCGTCCACTCGTCTTCGAATGAATAGACCGCGAAGGCCACGAAGAGAATCAGGAAGATGGCGATGGTGTAAGCGAGAGAATAGGTCACAGCGTTGTTGCTCCTTTTGCAATTTTCTTGACTTCGCCGCGTGCTTGCGCGAGACCGTACCATTCGACGGCTTGGTAATGGGATGCGCTTCCGGACCTTTGCATCGCGTCATACGGAGTGGCTGCCGACCATCCCCAGTTTTTGCCGTCCCACCAACGGAATGCCGGTTTATTCTTCTTATGGATCACCGTGGACGATGATGTCACAACTTTGGAGATTCGATAGACGCCGACGTGAACGGGCTTGATCTCTGGAGGAAACGGACCGACTTCCTTCGTCCGAGGCTGCTTGTGGCTGATCATTTCTTCTCCTTGCACATGGCGTCGTTGATTTCCTGCGATTTGAATTCGGCGCGAACGATATTGAGCGCCAATTTGAGGCCGTCGTTGAAGCAAATGTCCGCAAGACGAGGCTTCTGGCCGGCGACGGTACGCTTGAATGCGTCTTGGATGGCTCCGGCGATTCGATCAAGGACGGCGTTGTTCTGGGCGTTTTTGTGATCGGACTGGGCGGCAACTTGCCACATGCACCAAGCATGGTGCGTTTTGCTTTCCGTGTAGACGCCATTACAGACTGACAAGTCGAAGCCCCAGCGCTGCGCTGCGTGCTCAAACGCCGCGCGCTCATCCGCCCCCGGCTCGTCCTGCTGGGCACCCGGATAAAGCAATGTTCCTTCTGCCAGAGTGTTGCCGTTGGCATCATAGGCTTTGCGCATGGCCGCATAGGGATGGCCGTTTCTGTGGCGAATTTCCGCAACCGGCTCGGCCTGCTTCAAGCAATGCGGCTGGCCGCCTTCCGGATACGCGCATGGCATGTCGGCATTGTTACCGCCGCAGGATTTGCACTTCGGCTCGTCCTGCTGTTGGCGCGGCACATGCACCACAAATCGAGGCTTGTCCATGCCACTCGCCTGAAGCGGTAGTGTGTAAACGTCGCCACCAGACACGTTGACTTGGATTTCTTCGCCCGTGGTCGGCTCGGCTTGCTGTTGGGCGGCTTGCGGTTGGCACGGTGACGAGCATTCGTTCGGGCACGTGTCTGCGGTACCTTGGCAACTCCGATTGCCCATCTTCTTGCCATCCGCAGCATGGGTGCGAGCAAGCGCGCGCAAACCTTCGATGATCTCTTCCAGCTCGCTAACGTATTCACGTTTGGCTTGGGCATGACGCCCTGTCCCGAACTCGACGGCTCCTGTGTCTGGGTCAATATAGGAGTGCTGAACGAGATATTCGCCAGCGCGCTTCTCAATCCACTTAATCGCGTCGTTGAATGACAGACCAGAAGATTCAGTTTGCTCGTTCTGTTTCTGATCGGCCTCATATTTCAGGCGGTCTAGAGGATTCGTCAGAGCGACAATCTTTCCGTCAGCGCTATAGACGTACTTTGGCGGCGGCACGCCTTCACCGCCACACTTGCTGCAATATTCTTCGCTCATCATTCTGTCCTTTCTGGGTCAATCGGTCTGCGTAGTATAAGCGTCTATCAAACGCACATCAAACATCTCGTGCATGGACTAGTCCAATTGCCCGATACACCTGGCGCCACTTATACTAGCGGCCCGTTTCAACCACAATCAGCACCAGGAGCATCACAGCGATGACACCGAAAGAGCGATATAACATCGCAGAGGAATTCCTGACTCAATTGCAAAGAGGAATTCCAGAAGATGAACGGGTCATGGTCGGTTACGCAGAAGAAGCAACGCTGCAACGCGACGAAAATGGCCAAGTTAAGCACGCCGGATGGTGGCCCGTACCCTACAAGCCCGGCAAGTACATCAATGTGAATGCGAACGCATACGTTTGCATCTCATCCAGCATTAAAACCCCTCACCCCAAATCCGGCGTCATGCGCTACTGGCGCGGCGAATCGTCCTTCGGCCACGGCATGGCGCTCATGGTGGACGACATCGGAGACGGCAAAGGCTCCAAAGGCGGCCTCAGCCTTCGATGGCTCTATGAAAGATTGGTTCCCACCGCAGTCGTGGAGACTTCGCCGCGCAACTATCAGGCTTGGTACTTTCTCGATGCGCCCGAGCCCGATATGCGCCGGTTCAAATACTTCTTACAAGCCTTCGTCAACAGCGTCCTGAAAGCGGGCGGCGACAACACGATTAAGGACGTGAGCCGCTTCGGCCGCATGCCCATCGGCTTCAACAATAAGCGCGTATCGTCGGAGCCGGGCGCGGCGCTGAAGTACCCGGACGAACACACAGGAAAGCCCTGGAGCGTTACGTTGCGGGACCACGACTACGAACGACGCTACAGCATCGACCGCATCTGCCGCGCGTTCGGATTTTCGTTCACAGTTCCGCCCATCGTCCAACGAGCAATCGACGAGGATTCGTACATCGCCGAGAAAGTTCAATACAACATGGCGGTGAAGATTCTGTCTGGTGCATCTATGGGCGAGAACGGCGGCGAAGTGCGCGAGAACGGTTCTGGGAAGGTCCGCATCATTTGTCCCTGGGGTCACGAGCACGGAAACGGCGATCCGAGCGGCGCTTACTTCCGAGGTCCCATCCCTGGCGCAGAAATCGAATTCGTCTTCGGCTGCGCGCACGATGTCCACCGGAAGACCAACAAGAAGACTTGGGGCCACTTCGTGGACGAGATTGTCTTGCCAGTCGTGGAGGATGACTTGAAAAAGATCAATGAGTTTTACGCATCACGCGGCGTTCCGCCATTCATCAAACCATAACCATTCTCACAAGGAGAATAAGCAATGAATGCAGCTGTATTGTATGGCCAACTATTCCGCATCGCCACAGGCGCTGATCTCGATCCGAATTTCTCATTCGATCCGGACAAAATCGCAGGATCCATACGCGTGCACGTCGGCAGGAATTCCGGCGTCAACATCTCACACATCACCATCGAATTCGCCGATGAATATCGAGCGAAGTTGCTGGTGTGCATCCTGTTCGACGGATCGGGCGACATGGGAACGGGCCTGAATGGCGTCGCGATGCCCAAAGTGAAGCTTCCGAAGGAACTCAAGGCAATGGTCGCGCTCGCTTGCTTGACTTATCTTTGCACAGTAGGAATCCTTCGCGCCCATCCTCAGTACTTCCGCGAGAAGATTGAAGCGGAACTCTACCGAGAAGCCGCAGCCCAACGCCGGAGCGTCTTGGAATCGGGCGCTGGCAGTAAAGGGCATCTGCTCCGTGATTTCGATCAACTGACCAATGAGGTGGTGGAATACGTCGCCTTCATGTCGAAAGTTTGATAATCGAATCACTTAGCAGGTATCGCAATGACCAAGAAGAAGCAAAATGACAACATTCCTGACAGTCCTGGTGACGATACTCCTGATCTGCCTTGGGAGCCAAGCGATCTGGCTGATGGTGAAAGAAGTTCGCCGGATGATTGGACAGATGCGCCAGATTCAATCGCCGACGCCGACGGAGAAGAAAAAGCGCGACACGCAGCGCGGCTAAATGTTATTACGTTGGCTCGTTCCAGCGATGAAGCAAAACGTCGTCTCGCTGAAATCCGTGAGATTCCGGACTTGGTTGCCCGCGCCAAAGCCATTCGACAAAGCGGGTTGAACGAGTTCCCAGAGTACACCGAAAAGATCGTCGCTGGAAAGCCGACGACGATAAACATGTCCAGCGACCGCAATCGGTGGAAAGCGTTTGAGCTATTGTTCGGTGAGGATAAGGATTCGCCTCATCGACCTTTCTATAATGAGTTCACCGGCTATCGAAACGACGAGAACGGCGAAACAATCAACAAGCAATATTCGATTGAGCCTTTAGTCCAAGCGATGGGCGAATTGAACTTGCTTGGACAGAACGCTGAGACGGTTCGAAATGCGTTCGCTGAATGGGCGCTTAGCGTTCGGCGCGACCCATTGAAGGAGCGTTTATCGAAGTTGCTGCCGGAGTGGGACGGCAAGAATCGTCTCGAAACGTCCATGATGGATTTGTTCGAGTGCTTCGATACGCCGCTGAATCGCCGAATGGGATGGTACTTTTGGACATCGCTTTACGTGCGTGTGATGTATGGCGGCCACAATGCTGGGATCGTCTTGTCGTTATTTGGCGCCCAGAACTGCGGGAAGTCGCATTTCGGAACTCGAATCACGCGCGAGATTATGGGTGACGAGAAGATGTTTCCCACGCCGCTGGACCTGAGCGGTGGGCGAATCGACTTTCTTCGAACGATCACCGGCAATAGCGTAGTCGCGGCAATTCCAGAAATGACAGGCTTTACGCGCGCCGACTTGAATCGAGTCAAGGCGTTCGTTACCAACTCGTCAGATACCTTTGATTTCAAGTTCGAAGGATCGCAGACGATGCTGCGGCGTTGGATCATCTTGATGGACGGTAATAAGTATGAGGGGCTTCAGCGAGATGACACGGGCAACCGACGTTTTTATCCTGTGTTTTGCGGCCAGTTGCCGGATAAGAACGGCAAGAAAACTTGGAAGCCAGCGCCTTATCAATGCGAGATGATTGTTTCGCAAGATCGTCGCTTCGAAGAGTACATGTGGCTGTGCTTGGCCGAGGCCGCTCGTTGGATTGAGGAAAATGGCGTTGCTGCGTTCGATCACGAGGTCGGACAGGTGGCGAATGAGGTGCAAAAATTCTCTCAGAACGAGATGGATCGAGGGTCTGGCGCGGTGGAAGATTCGATGCTGGCGACCTATGGTGTGACGGCATTGTTGAAGTGCCAGAAGCACTTGTGGCGCGGCCGCAAGGAAAATCATGGTCGGTTTGCGGTCGATATTAAGCCTGTTGAGTTCCACCAAAGACTTTTGGCCATATCAAAGCGAGATGCAATTCCGTCCCACGTTGATTCTTTCTTCGCTTCTTTGGGGGCGAAATCGGTGATCGGCACTGGTGCTCGAAAGATTTATCGCTTTTATGATTGGTCGTCGGTTGAGGAATTTGAAGACCCGCACAAGGGGATTTTGTCCAAGATTGGTGATGCTGATGAGGAAGGTGATTATTCTGATGCCAAGGGTGAAGCCGCTGAGGATGATAAATCGTCTGCCAATGGCGGGTTTTGAGTGAAGAATGCGCCTTCGGGCGCTTTTCTTGGTTGTTGTGCGTTTCGCGATGCGGTATGTATTGTTGTGGCGGACACTTGCCGCGAGATAGTTGCAACTAATAGTTGTGCCGCGCCCAACTATCTTTCTTCTTTCGAATCAAGGACTTAGGTCCAATAGTTGCGAAAGTTGGATAATTGGGTGGGTCGTCAGACTCTTACGGGATCGTACATGTACGGGCCTATACGTATTTCTTTCTTATACAACTATTACAATTAATACAACTAAGAAGAAACAGACTCGCGGCAAACCCAATGCCCGCGCGGCGTTGCAATGAACGACCAATAGTTGGGCGCGGCAAACCGTCCGACAATTAAGGCAAGTGGTTCTGATTTATCGGGCGGCAAACCCAAGCACTACCACAATCGGCACGTACACAGCATCCCAACTAACACAAAACAGACAGCCAAAGCACCTCCTATCTCTGACGAACACGTTCACATACAATCGCGAGCATCAACCGAACACGCGGCATCACCAAAATCATGAGCAAAGCGACAGGCGAATTCGAGCACGATCCGTATGACCCGAGGATGTTTGCTGAAGAGCGTATGGCTCTCGCAAACTTGCCTCAATATGAGTCATACGTGAAGAATCGCATCGATGGCTTTACGCCGTACACCGCATTCCGACGCGCATTTGGCCCTGGCTACCGTGCTGAAGACGTTTCGATGTACGCCGAGCAGATCGAGCAGAATCCGTGGTTCCAAAACACATTCCAACAGCGACTCGCAGAAATGCCGATGGATAAGCTGTGGAACCAAAAGAAGTCCATCAATTCGCTTCTGCAAATGGTGCACAATCCATTTGTCAAGTGCTCCACTCAACTCGCGGCTATCAAGGAGTTGAATGTTCTGGCTAACATCACTTTTGTGGATGAGAACGGAAAAACACGTGCCGTGAAGAACCTCAACGCATTCTATGAATCCATCCCTGAGATGGACGAAGAGACGGCAGCGGCCCGTTCTGATGCGTTGCAGGCTGCCGGTATCGCGGAAGGCGACGAGGAATCGACCGAAGACGCGCCCGAATATGTGTCCGATGGTGCCAAGAACACAAAGAAATAAGGCCGATGACCCGTTGCCTAGGTCGGCCTTATTGATTGGCTAGAACACCGAAATTGAAAACGCCCGGAACTCCACTCAGGAGCCGGGCGTTTTGTTTAAATCGGTCAGAAATTAGAGATGCGGGTTGCGCTCGTTGACGCTACCGCATACCAGTCCCCACATACGATTCAGCAACCAAACACCGCTCATCTTCTTGCGATAGAAGACGTATTTGGTGCCGTTCTCATTTTCGACCGTAACGCGCTTGAAGTCGTGGCTGATCTTCGTAATCGTGCCCAGCGGGTAGTAATCGCCATTGAAGCCCTTCGAGACGAACTGACCGACTTTAGGCGCTTCGATCACATCGTAGCGCGGGCTGACCCATTCACCGGCGTCGGTGGCAATCCAGGCATCCGGCGATCCGCAGAAGGCGTTTGCCGCACTTGCGATGGCCTGGGCTTCTTCCCAAGATTCGATGTCGTTACGGCACATCCATCCACCTTCCGGCTTCAGATTGCGAATCTCCATCTTCTGACCTTGCCAGCTGAATGCCCATTGGCCGCCGTTGTCCAGATCGGCCTTGACTTCGTCCATCGACTCGGCGATTGCAACAACGTTGAAGTGGCCGTCGATCTTGAAGTAGCGCATTTCGGTATCTCCGTATGAGATTCGTTTAGGTGACTCAATCATGCCTGACGAGATGCACATTGGCAACTCATCCAAATGGTTGAGGGCCGAAGTGAGATGAGAGATTGTTTCGCAACCTCAAACAATGAGGCTATTCTGGCGTGCGATAAGCGAACGGCAATTTAACGTAATGGGTATTACGCGAATTTGAACGCCATTTTCTTGGTCGATACGCTCGCCTCACGATGGGATTGTTTCTGGCGTAGAAATGACGAAGCCCGCGAGCGTTTCACAACGTGTCGCGGGCTTCGGGTGAGTTCACCGGCTGCTTGACCGTTCACCGCGGCCACTCGGGACGTACCGGCTTGTCCGACAGGTTCAGGCGGTTTCCCATGTCGATTCTCTGCCGCGTCCGGTAGTTCAAACCCCTTAGACGCGCTTCCGCGAGAAACAGTTGTGGCGGCTGACTAGGCCACCTGCTCGCACGCCGTCGATGTTCTGGGATTGAGCGGAATATGCTTGCTGAAGTCCATGATCGGAATCGAACCGACGACACACAGCACGGATTGGATACCGCACCGCGCTCTACCACTGAGACGTACAGGACTTCGGTGTTCATCCTTGAGGAATGGGTTACGCCACTGCAAGGCGCCTCAAAGACGAACACCGAAGGGCGCCACTCACAAAGTGCGTAAGACGCCAAACGGGGAGACTATCTCGCGGCCTGCCATCGCTACCCTCGCCTATGAAGCGCACCAGACTTGAGACCGCGCCAGAAGCGCATAGACGCCTTTCGGTCTGTTATCGTTCGCTCCACGCTGGGAACTGGTTGGCGATCCCGTACGGCCGTACTGCCGTCCACCAGCGCACGCCTACGCAGCAGACTATACGTTTTTCCGGGACCGCCATTTATGGGCACTTAGATGTCTCCAAGTGATGTCCAATAAAGGACTCGCCCATAAATGGCTGTAGACTTTAAGCGGTCTACAAGCGCCGTGCCGTTTGGTTCACCTTCAAAGCCGTCGCGCGGCAAACTCCGGTATCAACGCAGCACAGGACGAATCTTAGTTGGCGCAGATGAACGAATCAACGTTCACTTCAGCAAGCCGGCACCGTCGATTTGGGCACTCGCTCCGTTCTGTTCGCAATCATCGACCAATGCACCCACCACTGCATTGCGCAGACCGCCCATGAATCGAAAAACGAACCCAGCCAGATCATCATCGTATTCGAAGACGGCGTAGTCAGACGAATGCCGTCCGCCGTGCCGTTTATTGTGGATGCGCAGAGCAGCATCATCCCCAGTCGTCACATCGTATTCGCGCACAGCGGACGGCACCGTACCATCAAACGCTAGGAATCGCTGTAAGTTGTCCAACTCCGCTTGCGACTGGATGCGGAACGTCACATCGATGGGCCGGAACTCTTCCGGCTTGCGTTTTGCCATGTATTCCATGTTCTTCTCCTTGTTAACCGTGACTGCTGAGCCCTTTTGCCTCGGCGGTTGTGAGTTTGTCGTCGCCATTGCTGGACCTGATCTTGGGCTCGTTCTGGTAAGCAGCGACGGTAGCACCAACGAGCGAACTCCGAATCGGCGAAAGCGCGCCCAGAACATCATTGAGCGCTGCGCGGAGATCGCTCTCGATGGAACTCAAGCTTGCATTCAGCTGCGGATTGCTGTGCATCTGCTCCATCTGGCGAATGACCGTCTCCGGAACAGAAGTCACCAATCGAGACAGCTGGAAAAGCGCTTCCAGTTCAGTTTGGTGCTCGACTCGAATCATCAATTCGAACGGTCTGAACTCATTGTTGTATTTTGCGATGACTTTCATTTTGGCTCCTTTTCTCGATTCGGGATTTTAGATTGAGTCTTCGAGCATGATGTTCGCACGCTTTAGCCTCATCTGCATTTCGAAGGTGATCGTACAACATTGGATATACTACTGCCCAAATATGACTTTCAGGAAACATACCTATTGTTTCAATCTTGGAAATGACCGGCTTATTCCTGGCATCAGCCGCTGCTATGGCGCGCTTGTAGTTCGCGTTAGGGCGCCGCAAATTCGCTGGAGGAACAGGCGGCATTGGCCAGTAAGTGCCGGCCTTGGGTGGCTTCCTTCCAACCACGATCCACCAACGCACAAGCGCGATGCAGAATACCAAGAGCGACACCAGAAGTGCCAGAATCATGAACTTCATTTCAGGTTCCATGTTGGGATTCCTTCCGGTTGAGTTCATCGCAAAAGGCCAGCGCCGCCCGTTCCAATTCCACAGGCGTGTGAATAACACTGATCTTTGCGCCCCAGATCCACTTGCCTGCATCCTTACCCTGTTTGAGCTGAACACGACGAATGCTCGGCTTCTTCATAAGACGTGTTTCGCGGATGAATGACTGCATCATCTTTGGGACGAGATTCCTGTTAAACTCGTCGATGCGCTCACGAAGAGCGTCACTTGAGGCTTGATGTTCCATTGATCGTCTTCATGATATCAAACAGGTTTTCGCGCACGCCGCTGGTGATGACGCTCTCGATGCATGGATCATCCGAGATTCGAAAGACTTCGACGCCGAGATATTGCCCATTCACTGCGATCTCAGAGGCCAGAACGCGCCTGTTCCGTTTATAGAGATCGACGAGATTCGCGGCTGCCTCTTCGCGCGTCGAGCCAAATGCGGCCGAGTGATTGCCATTGGGATTCGGCAGAACGATCATCCAGTTGTTCATGGATCACTCCTTCAAAGAAAAGTCCCGCTTGATCTTATCGCGAAACTGAATCAACTGAGGTTCAGTCAATCCAATTGCTTCACGAAGGACAGTGTCTGGTCCACGGCCCAAAGCGCCTGCGCGACGACGATGGACAAACTTGATGTTAGTACGGCCGCTGCGCGGATCGCGGCTTGTGATGAAGATGTACGGCATCAGGACTTCGTTCCGCAAACCCAGCACGCGTTCAGAAACGCAGGATTGAGATAGCCGCAACGTTTGCAGAAGTAGTCGCCGCGAATTCGTGTGTAGTGCATGGTCATTTGTGTCACAAATCCAAATATTGCGCGCAACTCGACCTTCGTGAAAGTCTCGTCAGCATCCGCATCTGTAAGACAGACGCCTTGTATTCATCATTGCGGCCGTAGAAAAATCTGCCGCTCTCGTCCACGATCTCATCGAGAATGAAACCGTGCGCTGATGCAAGTGCAGACAGGACCGGCCACGCAGACTGAAGAGAATCGGCCCAAGGACAATCGATCCAGTTGCGCTCGATGCCGTCTCCGATGTTGGCTCGGATTTTGACCAGGATTTTCATTGGCCGACCTAGTCAATAGACTTCGAATTCAACCACAAGGCACTTGATATAAGCGCTCATGTAGTCGCCGATGGTGTGGCCGCCTTCCTTTTCCAGCAACGGCGGAAGGTTGCTGAGGCGATTCCGCAGACCAACCATGTGGTCCTGCGGAAGGTTGTGGTGAAAGCCGAGAAGGGCGGCGACAGCCTGCACGGCGATAGGCGACATCTGCTCCAGCATGTTTCGCGGCTTCGCGCGGGAAGGACGGACAGAAATAGTCATGTTAAATCTCCTGAGTTAAAGACCCAGCGCCGTTCTGGCGGCTGAGATAACGCGGAAAGAGGTCGTGCGAATCCAAACGCCATCGTGAAGATATTCCACTGTCGATGCGTCGGCATTCGTCCGGTAAGTATAGCCGTTGAGTTTGAACGTGAGCATGATATTCTCAGACTTAGTACATCACCACACCGGCTTCTCCGCCATACGCATCGTCCACTCGCGCAGCGAGAACGGAGAACAGTTTGCAAGGCGCGCGACTGAGCGGGCCGGAGTTGCACTTCAGAGCGCCGCACGCGATCCGTACGGCTTCCTCTTCCGTCTCGGCGAACGCGATGACTTGGCCGCCGTCTTCGTCTTGAAATTCGATGTGGATCATGATTAAGCGCTCCAAACAAGGGTGATGAAGGCCGACTCTTCGCGAACGTCGTTGGTAGCAAAGAACGACACGCGACCAATACCGTCGCGGTGGCGATAGACGCGCGAAACGCCATTCTTCTTCGCCCATTCGATAGTTGCTTTCTTGCCCATTTCGTTCGCTTAGTTGCGTTAGTCAGTAAAGAGATTATGCATGTATTTTTGAGAGTCGGCAAGCAGAATATCAAAAATATTCACATCAAACCGAGCCGTTGGGCCTCTTTGAAGAGGTGGAACTGATCGCGCGTACGTCCGTTGGCCTGAAGTTCCGTGCAGCCTTCTTCAACAAGGGCTTCGATGACGTCCCGTCGGAAGTCTTCGGATTTGTAGTATTGAGCATCGGCCACATCCTTGGCGAATTCCGATTGATCGTGAGCGTCCTGGCGCTTCTTCTCTTCCGTTGCCGCGCGTTTGAGTTCGTCGCTCGCCGCTGCCCAATCAGCAAAAATGTCGCCCGTAACCTTATCTCCGAGTACCGATTGGTTGAGGGCTTGGAATCCACGCAGAATTTGGTTGGCGTTCATTTCAGTTCTCGGTTAGCACGGTCAATCACCGTAGAAAGAATTATGCCCGCGTTTTGAGGCGCGGGCAACAACTATCAGAAATCCGACTGAAGTGAAGGGCTATTTGCTGGATGGAAGGATCGCCAAAGCCTTCTTGATCCGCGCGGCGAGTTCGGATGCCTCAGAGTCGGTGAAGACGAACTCCTGGTTGCCGTGCTTCAGAGCGACATATGGAGTTTCGCTGTCAATCCGAATCGCCACGACATCCATGGACAGGCCGCCCTGGTCGATATCGCATCCGATGCGTTTGATCACACGGCGCTCGCCGTCCAACATCATCTTGGCCATCACTTCACCGTCGCGCCGACAAACGGGACCGGCTGACCGGCGCCGATGTACTGAGGCAACTTGCCGTCCCAGCGCTCGATTGCCAACTGCTGGAGCGCCTGCGGGCTGGATCGTAGCGCCTCGCCACGGATTCGTGTCGCTTCGGCTTCGCCCTTGGCCTGGGCAATCGCCTTGGCCGCATCCGCCTCGGCTGCGCGTAGCTCGTTTTCCTTCTGCTGGGCAACTTGCGTCGCGGCGATCTTCGCGTTGATCGAGTTCACGACGGAAGGCGGCAATCGCATCTCATTCACGAAGTACACGGATTCGACCGTGATGCCGACGCTCGCGGCTTGCTTCTTCACGTCGTCTTCCACGCTCTTCTGAAGATCAGCTTTGCCCTTGCCGTACACGTCTTCGATTGCCATACGGGCGCCGGCAAGGTTGAGCGTATCGCGGACCATGGCACGAAGGTACACGGCCGTGATCTCATCGACACCTCGCCGATATTTCTGGAAGACCTTCGCAGCATTCTCGGGCGCGATGGTATAGCTGATCCCGACATCGGTGTTGACGCTCAGGCCTTCGACCGTTTGGAACGTGAACGATTCATCGGAACCGGCCTTGTCCCAGACATGCGATTGGGTGAACGTGGGGAACAGGAACATGTCCACGTTCCAGCCGTTGAAATATCGGCCCGGCTGTTTCACGTCGATGTTGACGCCTCGGTCGCCGCCGTAGCGCGAGACCTGGATGCCGACGTGGCCTGCCGGAACGTTGTCGCAGCCAGCGAGAAGCGACATGCAGCCGATGAAGGCCGCGAGGATGAGCGAACGGAATCGTTTCATTTGTTCTCCTTTTGTTGTTGGAGGGTTGAGAAGAAAGTAAGCTTGATCACGACGATGTTGGCGCCGATTACGGCCAACCACACGAATGGCAGCACGGCAATGCCGATCCACGAATCGGAGTTGATAAGGATCGGCGAGACGACTCCCAACATGAAGGAGATCAGCATCACCATGGCGAGAATCAACGCCAACTTGAGAAAGATTTTCAAGACGACTCCTTACGCCAAGATTGGCGAGCAAAAGAGGAAGAAAGCAAGGATAACGGATGCTGCCAGGATGCGGATGATCATTTTGCGAAGGAGTTGGACGTGTCAAAGGTCTCCACTCAACGCGCCTTCCATTGGATGGCCGCATTTTCTGAGATAGTCCGCCCACAGCAGTTGCAGGATTCGCTGCGCCTTTTGGTGGCCGATCTGGTTCCCGATGGTCCGTAGGCTGTCGATTGCCGTCGCTTCCATCGGTCCGGACGAGTTGATGCCCATGTTCTTGTTCAGAAGACTGAGAATCTGCTGAGCGCGGCCGTATCCGATCTGGCGACCTGTCAAATCCAGCCATCCGATGGCGACGACATCCTGAACTTTCGTCGTCCCTTCGAACATCTTGAGCAGGTCTGCCACAGGATCGCGTCCTGTGTAGTAAAAGGTCATTGGCCGTCTCCGGCCGCGATATCGCTGGCGATTCTGCGACAGATGACGGCCTGATTCCGCCAGCGGTTCAGAAGATTCTCCAGCTGGCTCACGCGCTCCGCATCGAAAAACAGGTCACCGGTGAACAGGACCGCGTCCAGGTTTTCGACGGCCTCTGAGACGGCCTGGGCGCTCGCCTTTTCTGCACGCGTGACGTCCTTCAGGAAAGGAAGAAGTTCGGACATGGGCCGTTGTGCTCCATTCAGTCGGTTGAAGATCGGATTGCTCGCCAGACTCGCGGCGATTCTCCGTGCGCGGTCGTCCGGATGTTCGTGGATGATATGGTCGAACATCAGTGAACCTTCGACTTATTCTTTTGCTTGACTGCTTCGTCAAACAGCACCAAAGACTTCTTCAGCCTGGTGAATTCGCCGTCGGCGATGGCGCGCTCATCACGAAGGTGACGGCAAGCAACGCGAATCGGCTCGCACGCGATCCCGTCCAAGATGGGAGGGTACATCCGGCCAGACAGCGTGCGGACGGCGATGGTGATTTGGGTTGGCATGAAATTCATCTTGTTCTCCTAGTGAATGGTTGGCGATGTAGGCATCTTACGGAATTCGTGAAGGCGATATGAGACGATAACCGAAGCCGCAATATATGCGGGTTCACCATTGGCGTACGCCTTTCGAGCAAGGCCGATCTCAAGAGCGTTCAAATCGGCCTTGCAACGATTGCGCTTCAGCGTGTCTTCGACGACGTTCAGAAACATGCTGAATTGCAGGTCTTCGATCATTTGTGATGGCCTCGCCAGTATCGCGTTTGGTGCCTTGCGGTAACGATTCGAGCCTTGTGCCAACGATCACCGTCAAACCATTCCTGGCGGTCGAAGATTTTCCATTCGTTGCCGTCCCAGAAGGCCATATATCCATCGTCTGTATCGGCAGGAGCCGGGCGACTCTCATCCAGAATGGCCACCGTCTCATACCATCCGATGTGCACGGGCGGTTCCGTCGGCTCAAACCACTGCGTAACAAAGAATGTGGCGAGTTGACGGACTTCTTCCCAGAACTGGCGCTTGATATAGTTCATGATCAACCCTCCAGCGCCCAATTTCGAGCAGCACGCTTCGAGTCGCGGCGTTCGGTCCGCGAATAAGCCTTCGCCTTTCGGCCACGATCTTCGAAGCGATCCCGATTGGCAGCGCGACGGTCAAACTTTCGATTGTTCGGCATATCTTGTGTCCGGTTGAATTCAAAAAGATGGGCGACCCTCGGACCGCCCACAAGCCGACTTCTCCCCGCTCTTGTTCTTACTCGTCCGACCCCATCGTGAATTTGTACTTCTTGCCGTTGTGCTCGAAGACTTCCGAGCGCGACTCCTTCAGGCGCATGCGGAAGCGAATGTGCTTCGAGTCCGGCAGGCGATAGTGGCGGAAGGCGTCTCGCGTACTCTTATGCGAAGTCTTCTTTCCGTCAACCTCCACCGTAACGCCGTCGCGCTTTTGGCGGGCCGCCCGCACTTCTGGATCGTGCCAGCTGGCCGCTACGCCAGCGGCGTTCGAGGCCGACCGATGGGCCAGGGAAGCCTTTTGCGCCGCTTCGGACACTTCCTTGGGCGTTCCGCCTTGGGCTTTCTTGGCGTTCGCGGCCGCCTCGGCTTCGCGGAGCCAGGACGCGCCGACCGCATCGCGCTTTTCGATTTCTTCGTGGTGCTTGACCACGGTTTCGACCGTTTTCGCTGCTGCCTTGGCGGATTCGGCTGCTGCTTCAGCTGCCTTGGCGGCCTTCGTCGCCGATTCAGCAGCGGCCTTCAGGTCTTCGTCTTCCGTCTTCTTTTCGCTGCCAGCGTCGATGTCGCCGGTAGCAATCAGACCTTCGAGAAGCTTGATGCAGCGGGCCTCGGCGGTCTTTCGATCGGAAAACTTCTTGATCTGAGATTCTGCGTGCTCGTTCCAGAACGCAACCAGTTCCGAAGTGGTCGCAGCCTTGATATCAGCAATGGTTTTCATGATCAATTCTCGTCTTTCTAGGTTGCCGCTGCATCCCAGCGGTAGAGTGATTATAGGGCACCGAACAAACAAGTCAAAGAAATTTCTTCAACTTCTGCGTAGTCCGTTTGATTGACAACGTTCATCGCATGAGTGAATATTGCTCCATTTCTGACGAGCAGGCAACATATTTGTGATATCCCTATGATTTGGTCGGGAATTCTGATATTCGATTGCGTGCGACGTATCTTTGGTGAACCTCAGTCCATACAATAGTGGCCGTATGACATCTGAGGACACTGCATGGCTTACCGTCTCAACCCTTATCTGAAGGACTTCTGGCGCGCACGCAAGCGCTACAAAGTCCTGTATGGCGGACGTGCGTCCGGCAAGTCCCACGACGCTGCCGGCATTGCAGTGTATCTCGCGGCCAACTTCACACTGAAGATTCTTTGCGCACGTCAGTTCCAGAACCGCATTGATGAATCGGTGTACACTCTTCTGAAAGACAAGATCGAAGATAGCCCATGGCGCAATGACTTCCAAATTCTGAAGAACTCGATTGTCAACAAGCGCACCGGCTCATCGTTTCTGTTCTACGGTATCGCTCGTAACCTGAGCGAAATCAAGTCCACTGAAGGCGTCGATATCCTCTGGCTAGAAGAAGCTCACTACTTGACACAAGACCAATGGAACGTCATCGAGCCGACAATTCGTAAGAAAGGCTCCCAGATTTGGATCATCTGGAACCCAGATGAGATGATGGACTTTGTGTATCAATACTTCGTTGTTGATCCACCGGAAGACTCGATCCAGCGGCTGTTCAATTGGCAACTGAATCCATTCCTCAGCGACACGATGCTAAAGGTCATTGCCGACGCATACCGCAAGGATCGGAAGAACGCCGAACACGTCTATGGAGGGATTCCAAAGACTGGCGGCGACAAGAGCGTCATCAGTCTTGAATATGTACTTGCCGCAATCGACGCCCACAAGAAGCTTGGCTGGAAAAAGGAAGGCAAGCGCGTGATGGGTTTCGACGTTGCAGACGACGGAGACGACAAGAATGCCTTGGTCGGTTGCACCGGAAACATCATCGATCACGTTGAAGAATGGGATGGGCTGGAGAACGAAATTCTGAAATCTTCGACGCGCGTCTACAATGCCGCAAAGGTGTATGGCGCAGAAGTGAACTTCGACTCCATCGGCGTAGGAGCGCACGTTGGATCGAAGTTTGCTGAGTTGAATGACTCGAACAATGATGGATTCATTCTGAGCTACAACCCGTTCAACGCAGGCGGCAGCGTTCTTGAGCCGGACGGCGTGTACATGGAATTGCCTCACGTCAAGATTCTCAACAGAGAGCACTTTTCGAACATCAAGGCGCAGATGTGGGATCGCGTTGCATCGATGTTCCGAAAGACTTATGAAGCAGTCGTCTTGGGTGTCGATCACCCATTTGACGAACTCGTTTCAATCGACAAAGACGCGATTGTCGCCATGGTAGGCGAAAAGACCCTCAACAAGATGTGCCAAGAACTTGCCGCACCCCGAAAGGACATTGATGGGATGGGCAAGTTCAAAGTGGAATCGAAGAAGGACATGAAAGAAAAGCGCGGAATCAAATCGCCAAACATCGCCGACGCCGTAATCATGTCCTTGATCAAGCCGAAGCGCGCCCCGGCAGGATTCTTCGATCTTTAAACGCCAGAAGGGTCGGCGTGCCGTCCGAAGTCGGTGCGCCACTTCTTGCACTCGTTCCACGTATCGATGTCCTGTTGGGTCGGCTCATAGAGATAGCCGCCATACCCATTGGCGCTCACGAAGAGCATTCCACCCATGCATTGATGGGCGTGCCATCCACCGGCGTGCGGCGACGCGATCTTGGCCAGGGCCGTTTCTCCGTTGGCATAGCGCACCAGCATACCGATTCGCACCTCATCCGGATTCAGACGGCGAGGCCAGATCGATCCGCTGGCCAGAGCGGGTGCGGAATGCTTCTTCTGTTCGATGTTGAACAACCCATCTGCGTCGATGCGCATCGACGAGCCGATGCGCTCGCTGACTTCGTTCCACTTCTGGATGGTCACCGTTTCCAGCGACAGACCGGCGCATGTCGCAGCCAGATCGATGTACGCCAGAGCGTCGTGAAGCTCCTTGCCGAATGCCGCAAGAAACTCGGGCGAGCGCTCGCCGTTCGGGCCGTAGTCGCCGCGCAGCATCTTCTTTAGAACATTGGACGCCTCGCCCAATTCGCCATGCGCGGCATTCATCCAATTGACCAACGGCCAATCGGCGCATGATGGGAATTCCTTGTCGGAGCGCGCTTTGTTTGCTGCGCTGAAGTCACGAATGTGCATGGTCTTTCTCCTGGTGGTGGCAGTTAAGGCAACGCGGATCGATTGCCTTTTGGTCATAGTTGCAGCCGTCTTTCCAGTTGGTTCTGATCTGACGGAACACCGGCACCATGACCGTTCGCGCACATCCGTTATCCAAGATGTGCTTCTCATGGCGATAGCCGACCTGCGCAAACATGGACGTCTTCAATTGCGGCCGATTATGGCAGCCATATCGCTTCTGGGTCATAGTTCTATCCTTTCTGGTGGTTCAGGGCATCCGAAGACGCCCTGCGGAACTTCTTTACTGCAATAGCGTCAAACGCACACTTGCATCGCTCTTATCCAGGTGCTGCGGAACCACTCCGACTTCCATTTCATTGTGGCCGTAGAAGACAGAAGCGATTTTGATGGCGCCTTCATCGGAATAACCGAAGCAGTCTCCGAGGAACTTGCCATCACGCGTATATGCGTTGTAGCGTTGGTACAACATCACTACTCCTGCGCGGCAATGCATCCGGCCATCACCACATCGGTGACACAAGGCGCCGGATCGCCTTGAAGGAAGACGTCAAACGGCGACGGCTCATTGCTGAATCGACCATGTTCGTTGACCATGATTGGACGACCATCCACATAGACTCGAACCCTGGCGAATGACGGAGCGCACGCTGTGTGACCGACGAAACGAGCAGATTTTCCGCTGCGAGTCGTCAATTTCGCACCGCGCTTTGCGGCAGACAAATTGAATGTTCTCATGACAGACTCCCGTCAGAAAGTCTATCGGGTGAACATGTTCACCGCAAATGGCGCTCCGAAGATCAACGCCAAGAAGACGGCACAAGCGACCTTTTCGTGGAAGTAAAGTAGGCTATTAATCCGCCTCCAGTCCTTTCTGATAATTCCGAGCAATTTCGGCTCCCGAACGTACACGTTTTAAGCCGAAAGTCGAAGCGAAGACGGACTCTCGCCCTCTTCTTCCGACTCCAACGAGCCAACGATTTCGACCTTGGAGCCCTCCACGTAGCCAGCGCGTCGGGCGTCGGCCTCTGCTTCGTCTCGGTCGGCACGTTTGACGCTAACGTACTTCGGTTCACATTTTCCGAAGTGTTCATCCACCGCCGTTTTCTTGATCACGACAAGCGCATTGCCCGACGAGGATGTGATGGCATCTCGCTCCTTCACCATCTCGTTGATTCGGTTTCCGATGACCATGATTGCGCCAAGCTTGAACTGGCCGCCGATACGCACCGGATATTTGGTGTAGCCCTTGTCCTTGAGATATACCTTGCAAAGTCCGTCAACGACGCTCATCAATTTTGTGAACATTTGATGAGCCAGTTCAACATCGGACTTGTAGCCGCGAAACGAGATGACTTTGCCGAACTTTTTGAAGGCCGCATTCTTTTTCTTGAATGTGACTTCATCGAACGAAAAGAATGCCTGGCAGTCGTTGTATCGGGCGACGGATGTTGCCAAGAAGGCCATGTATTGAGGAACCGCCGCGAATGCGCGGCTGGCTGCCATCGATGCAAACTCTTCGCTGACGCGCCCTTCCACATCGAATCGCTCCAGTTGATATTTGTCCATCAACTTGCGAGCGCGCTCTGCAGCAATCGCGGCTTCTTCCGGGCTGGATGCGTCATCGGCCATCGCCAGAAGCTTTGAAATGCGATCCTTGATCTTTTCCAAGTCTTCCATCTTTCTATTCCTTTCTGATTGTTCCAGAATTATACGTCAGAATCCAACGCAATAAGTACACTTTCCGTTCTGGCCGCGCTTCATGAAAACCGGAACGCGCGCACCGGCCGCTTCCTGCCCTTCCGTGATGTAGTTATTTGCGACACGGATCGCTTGATTCCGCGAGACGTGAAGAAGGACGAAAGAACGGCCTTGGCCATCCAAATCATATCCAAGCGCATCCTGCGTCAAATTCTTGATCGCGATCTGGAAGGCGTCGTTTGGCGCGGCATTCGTCAGAAGTTCAACGGCATCCGACCTAGTCATATGCAAACGAGTCATATCATCTCCTTATCCAAAGAACTTTTCTCGGCAGATCGGGCCAATCCCGAGTTCGATTGATTCACCGTTGGTGAGCTTGCGGCTGCAGCAGGAGCAAATGCCGGTGCGTTGACCGAACTTTATGGCGGCGCCGAGTGGATCGCGCAGTGCCGCGACAATGTCGGACTCTTCGTCATTGCTGCAATCGCGCGAACGATAGAACTTGCCGCCTGTAACCTTGCCCATGTATGAGTCGCCGACCTTCAAATAGATCGATCCGGCGTTGGCTCCGTGATCAGGCGCGCGAGAAAGCACCAATCGCCCATCCTCGCCCACCAGGATCGAAATCCTTGGGCTGTGATAGCCATTCTTGCGGGCGCGCTCGAAGACAGCCTGAACACCGCTCAAATCCACTTCCTGGGCTTGCTCTGCTGCTGCCATCTTCGCTGCGCGATAAGCCTTGTTCTTCTCGATGCAGCGAAGTGCAGATGCTCGTTGTGCGTCAGACAAATCGCCGTGTTTGATGACATATTCACGAAGGCTGATCGCGAAATCGAACGTGGAATTGGTCCACCAAGCCTTGAAGTCCGGGTTGGCCGCTTCGAACAACTCAAGATTCTGCGCTTGCTTCTTAGCCTTGCGATTGGCGGCATTTGTCTTTGCGCGCGCCCTCTGTTCCGGCGACTGTTTGTATTCTCGATATCCTTTCCCTTTGCATAGGAAGCATTGATATCCGAGCGATGACGAGCCGTTATAGCGTCCGGTTCCACCACAACGCAGGCACACATCACGATAAGTCGCCTTGGGTGCGACTTGTTTGGTCCTCACTGCGTTGATATCGTCTTCCAGGTCATCGAAATCCATGGTTAGCTCCAGGCAGCTGATTGATGTGATACAAGATTATACCATTTCTGATGCACAGGCAAGTCAACACTATCTCTGACTGACATTAATCGCTACCATTCACGGGCGATGCCTGTGAACTTACGGGCTGAGCGCGTACACCCATCGGAATCCACCATGCTCAATAAGATCACCGGACTGTTTGGTCGCAAAAGAAAGGCTCGCGCGCCCGAGGCCAAACAGGAATTTGTCCCGATCACCGATCCGTTGGACCCGATGGAGCGCGTCAGGCGCCAAGAAGGTTGGACCGTAACCGACGGCGAGCGAATCCTCACTCTGCGAGGGGTCGATTCATTCCCCATGGCCGAGTTGGAAGATGAGAGCCATTCAAAAGTGGAGACGATCTCAGGCACTTCCCTGGTCATGGACTCTGCCGTGCCCATTGCGAAGACTTACGCAATGGATGATTCCTGCGGCACGTGCGATCCCAGCATGGCCGGAACAATGCAAACTCCGTATGCAGTCCCTGAGCAGCTGATGAACTGGTATCTTTCCCAGTCGTTCATCGGATATCAGGCGTGCGCTCTTATCGCACAGCATTGGCTTGTGGACAAGGCGTGCTCTATGCCCGGGGAAGATGCCGTGAGGAACGGCTGGACACTCAAGGCGGTCAGCGAAGATGAAGAGTTGGACGATGCAACCCGTGATGAGCTGGAGCGCTATGATCTCAAGTTCAGGTTGGTGGAAAACCTGAAACAGTTGGTTCGATTCAAGAACATCTTCGGCATCCGCGTCGCCATCTTTGAGGTGGAAAGTGACGATGAACGTTATTACGAGAAGCCATTCAACATCGATGGCGTTACTAAGGGCTCCTACAAGGGCATTTCACAGGTTGATCCGTATTGGATGATGCCGATGCTGACGGCTGAAGCAACGGCCGATCCTTCCTCCATCCACTTCTATGAACCGGAATACTGGATCATCAGCGGGAAGAAATATCACCGAAGCCACCTCATCATCGTTCGCGGTCCGGAACCGGCAGACATTCTGAAGCCGACGTACATTTTCGGCGGCATCCCGCTGACCCAGCGCATCTATGAGCGCGTCTATGCCGCCGAACGTACGGCAAATGAGGCGCCGCTGCTTGCTACGAACAAACGAACGACGGCAATCCACGTCGATACCGAAAAGGCAATTCTGAACGAAGACAAGTTCATTGCCAAGCTCAAGTTCTGGGTCAAGTACCGAGACAATCACGCAGTGAAGGTCTTGGGAAAAGAAGAGACGATGGAGCAATTCGACACGTCTCTGGCCGACTTCGACGCCGTCATCATGAACCAGTATCAGCTGGTATCCGCGATTGGCAAGGTTCCTGCAACGAAGCTTCTGGGAACGTCCCCGAAGGGATTCAATTCTACTGGTGAGTTTGAGACGATCAACTATCACGAAGAACTTGAATCGATTCAAAAGCACGACATGTCGCCGCTCCTTGATCGGCACTACATGCTGCTGGAGAAGTCGCTTGGGCTGACGGTGAAAATCCAGCACGTTTGGGAGCCTGTTGACTCGATGACGGCCAAGCAACGCGCTGAGCTGAACTTGACGAAGGCTCAAACCGGCGTTGCCTTGGTCGAATCCGGCGCGCTGTCTCCGGACGAGGAGCGCAATCGAATTCGGGACGACAAGTACAGCGGATACAACCGACTGGGCAACGACGATGGGAATTCGGAGCCGGGCATGTCGCCGGATGTTCTGGCAGAGTTGGAGAAGGCCGGCGCGCAACAGGAGAAGTCGAAGGCATCCCTCGTGACGGCAGGTGCGCGCCAGGAAGAAGTCAACAAGGGCAGCAAGATTGGAATGGGCGCAAACGAAAGCGCAGAGGCCACCGAGGTCCCTCCAAAGGTCGCGGCCGTTCCGGAAGTCCAAGAGCCCGCACAAAAGCGCGCACAACAAGAACAAACTACGATGCTTGATCCGGCCGCTGCTGGCGTATCGCCTGCAATCATGGACATCCTGGGTCGGATGACGGACGTTATTGAGCGTCTGAGTGATGAGATTCGTCCGGAAGGTGTGGACATTCGAGCGGGCGAAGTCCCCGGCCGAGACCGCGCGGTTAAGCCGGGCGTCGCATCGTCCGTCCGAGCATCGACGCATGGGCCGTTGTCCGTGGCGACCGAGCAAGCGCCTTGGAAGCTTCCAAAGATCAAGCTTCACGGCATGACGCTGGCAATCGAAAATCCGCGCGGGACAACTCGTCGCGGCGTCACCCTGGACGGTGATGAGTGGAGCGTGAATATGCCGCACCACTATGGCTTCATCAAGGGATTCGAAGGCGCCGATGGCGATGAGATGGATTGCTTTGTCGGACCCAACATGAAGTCCCAAAAGGCGTTCATCGTCAATCAAAACAGCAAAGACGGCGAGTTTGACGAGCACAAGTGCATGCTCGGGTTCGACAGCCGCGAAGAAGCAAAAGAAGCATATGACCAATCCTACTCGGAAGGTTGGGACGGATTTGATTCCATTCATGAGTTGTCGATGGACGACTTCAAGGCTTGGTTGAACTCAAAGAAAGCTCACTGCGGCCCATACACAAACGAATTCTGGCGAGAATCTGATGTTAATCCGCACATGGCGGACGGTGAATCCAATAATCAAGGATAAGACATGTACTTTAAGCCTGGCGACCCAACCCCTATCAAGGGCGGTGGCGGCGAATATGCCGCCATAGGAACATTCGTTCTCGACCCGAAGACGGGCAAGCCGGTATCGCTTGGTGCACCCGAGTCGGGCGCCGCTCCTGGAAACCCTCAGACCGGCATCAGCAACAACGGGATCGTGATCAATGAGCCGATGAAGGTCGGCACGAGTGGCCGTGATCTTGTTGCGGCAGGAGGAACCTACAAGAACTCGTTGACGATCAAGAATGTTGACAGTCAAAATCACACGCTGTATTTGTCATTCAATAAGCCTGTTGGGGCAGTGGATTTCAGCATCTCTGCCGGGGAATCACTAACGCTTCCATTTGGTCCGCTGAATGATCTTTACGGCATGAGCAGCGGGACGAGTGGCGACACTTGTGACTTCACAATCATCGGGGCGTAATTTCAATCATGGTAACCACAAAGCAAATTCTCGCAAAACTCAAGGCCGCAAACTCGGCCATGGACGAATGGAATGAGTCCGAGCATAAGCGCGCACCGAATGGACAATTCGGTTCCGGCGGTGCAAATACCAGCGGTGCCAGGAAAGGCAACGGAAAGCCGAACCAGGCCGGCAAATTCAGCGCCTCTGGAACTCCACAGCGCCCGGGCGCAGCGAAAACGAAAGAGTTGGAAGCCGCAACAGAAAAGATCGCCGGCACCAAAAAGATCAGCGGCCTGTCGATCAAAAATAGCAACGGAAGTACTGGCGAGTTTCACAAGAACGGCAAGCGATATGAAGCCGTCAACTATCAAGAAGCCGGACAAGGTCCGAAGAATAAGCGTTGGGTCTTGACTGGCAAAGAACTTTGATGGCCTTCTCAGCATCCAAATCGCGGAAACGACGCGATCAACGACCAGTTGGTCGCGGCCGCCCCATCAACCCCAGTGCTGCCATTCGTGAATGGTATGCGGGCGAAATCAATTCGATCTGCAAGTTGATGATCGAAGAGTACCGCGCGCAAATCAAGGAAGCGTTGAAGTCTGGTCCGGTGGCCAAGTTCTTTGCGACAGATGCCGCAGCCACAAATAAGCTCACGTCATCGCTTTCCAAATTGGAAAAGCGATGGGCAAGAATCTTCAATGCATTCGCAGAAAAGACTGCTGCAGAATTCATCAAGAAAGTCGATGAAGGCGCAACAACAGCGACGCTGATGAGCCTGAAGACGGCTGGAATCGACCAGCCGCGCGCAGCCTATACTTCGAATGTCGCAAATACGCTGCAAGCCGCGCAAGAGTTCAACCACACGCTCATCACAAACATACAAAAAGAAACTCACGAAAAAGTATTCAATGCGGTGATGCTTTCTCTTACGTCGCCCAATCCTGAAGAACAAGGCCAATCAGGGATAGAAAATGCACTGAAGGAAATCGGCTCTTTCTCTAAGAATAAAGTAAAACTGATTGCGCGCGACCAAACAAGTAAGCTTTATTCGTCTTTGAGCGACGAACGAATGGCCGAAAATGGCGTCGAAGAATTCGAATGGGCCCATTCATCGGCGGGAAAAGAACCGCGCCATTCTCACCAGAAAATGGATGGGCACATATTCAAATTGAATGACCCTCGTCTTTGGCAAATCGGGGGTGAATTCGATCTGAAGAAAGGCGATTTGGGGCCGCCAGGATGGGCAATAAATTGTCGCTGCAGGAAAATTCCAGTCATTTAAGAGGACGACATGAAAAGATTTTTCAGACTAGTTGCGATGCTCGTTATCGCATCTGCATCAACGGCGTGGGCGCAGCTGCACCCGAATGTCCAACAGGTCACGGGACAGGACATCATCGGGAACAACGGAACTTTGGCGCGGATGTACCACAATGCGCCAATTGTTTTGACTTCGTTCCAAGAAGCTCTGGAAGTCAAGCTTCTGCTGGGCGGAAACGTCGACCCGATTTCCGGCACGATTCCCGAATATTACTGGTTGACAAACAGCGGCGATGAGACCAAAAAGCCGATTGTGACCATCACAACCGTAAAGGGCTCCGTTCCGATTCGTGATACATCGACTGGACAAACGTCCACGTCAATCACGCTGGCGTTCGGAGAAACCGGACTTCTGACCCAGGAATTCTCCGACTCGGGCGGCAACGCAGTCGTCAATTTCACACGCTACAACTCGGCAACGATCACACAACCAATTCCCGTTGCAAAATCGAATGCAATCGGCGGCATCTTGAGTTCTGGCGATCTTTCCGTCGATTCAAACGGAAAGCCCAGCGTCATAAGTTTCGACGTGACGCACGGAATGGTCACCGGCAAACCGCAACAACTTGCGGATGTCGTCAATAAGGAATACTCTGATGACCAAGACGCCGCAACGCTCGCCAGCGCAAAGTCATACTCGGATGGAAAATTGGCAGACTATGGAAAGCGCGGAGCCTTCCTGGTCAACAGTTCGGCCACTTCAACGCTTGGATCGTTCAACAACGGCGACTGGTTTGCGTACAATGCAAATCAATCACAAACAGTCAACATTCCGTCGATTGCGTCCATCATCTCCGCTGGCACTCCTGTCGGTTCGAGCATTCGAATTACGAATTGGCAACGCACGTTTCCTGCCACCACGTTGACGCTGAATTTTTCGGACCCGATTTATCCGAACCCGGCCGATCAACAACCGACCGGAAAAACGTTCGTCATGAACCAAGGTGATACGTATGAGTTCAAGTTCACGCAAGGCGCATGGTATGGACAGCGAGTCAGCGGAAATCTGAACGGTAAAGTTACCGTCACAAATGGCGCCACTTGGAACATCACGTCTTTCAATGACGGTGACATTTATATCGCGTGGTCCGGAACAAACACAATCAACTTGCCGACTACCGCACAAATGTCTTCGGCAGGGGTGAAGAACGGCTATCGACTCAAGGTGATCAATTACCTGCCGACGCCTGTAACGGTCAATGCGACCGCTGGCTGCGGCGGAATCGGACCCAACATGAATTGTCCGATTACGTTGGCATTTGGTGAAGGCGCCGAGTTTGTGGTTGATTCTAGTTCATTCAGGTCATATCCGTTTATCGCGCAAAAGATGTTCAGCGCCAGTGCAACGGCGCCCGCGAATATGGGCACGACGCAAGTCGGATACATGTGGTTTGACACGGCAATCGGAAAGCCACGTTGGTGGAGCGGCACCGCTTGGGTTGACGCGATGCCGGCAAGCAAGACGGACGGCAGCAGCCGGTCGCTTGCCACCAACACCAGAAGTGGATCCATGTTCTTCACGGCCGGGTCTTCCAATGTCGTATTTACGGTTCCTGCTGCATCCACGATTCAGACGTTGGAAAACGGATACAACTTCACAATCCAAGCCCTGATGAAATCGGGATCGAAAATCACCGTCAATTTGTCGGACTCAACGATCATTTATGACTCTGTCAGCGGATACAAGAACGTCAAGACGTTGGACATCATGGGCGGAAATGAAGTGAATTTCTACTGGGATGGCGGGAACAAACAATGGCTGACTCGTCAGTCAAAGATTGGCGATGCATCAAATTAAGAGGCGAAAATGACAGCACGAGTCGGCGGTTTTTATGAAATCAAGGATGGACAAGTGCTGCCGCGAATTTTTCGCGGCGTTCCAATTTCCATCTATCTGCAACTTCAGCCCATCACAATCAAGCTGAACTTCTCCAAAGAAGAAGCAAAGGCGAATCCTAATCTTCCCTTTTCTGAATTCTACTGGATTGTGAACCTTGATTTCTCTGCCAGCATCACGGTAAA